TAATAATGAGTAAACGTAAAGACAGTGTTGCCAAAGTCTTAATCATAGACATCGAATGGCAGCCCGCACTCGCCTACGTGTGGCGAATGTGGAAAGAAAACATCCAAGGATCGCCCGGCACTTCATCTGAATTAGCAGACCGATTTGCCGACTTGCTCAGCTCAAGCTGTATAAACTCTTCAAAGTTATTCATTAAACCACTCCTGCGGTATAGTTCCTTCGGCCCACTTGAAGCCGTGCTTCTCTGCCCACTCCCAGTACATCATCGAGTTCTTTGACTTGGTGATGCGGTTGTTAGCTCGTTGGAAAACAAACCTAATATCGAGAGATGGATTGTCTTTTCTAACTCGGCGCATTTTTCCTCTAGCTCTTGCGTCGAAATACCCTTTACATTCAATGTAAATTCCATTAGGGAGCCTAAAGTCCGGGATGTACCGGGAAGGCGTAACGTAACGGATAATGGCGTCTTGTGGTTCATAATCCACGACTTTTTTTCGCTTGCCGAGGGCTTCATACACACTCTTCTCAAACTTACTTCGAAACTTCAAGTGTCAGCTCTTTCCAAGAGACAGGAAAAAGAGGACGAATAATTTCATCCAACATAGTTGCTACCTCTTGTGTCTCTTTCTGTGCGTGACTATCTGTACGCTGTTTATAAATACGAGCGAACGAAGCAAGGCTTCCTGTCCAGTACCAGCTAGTGTACATCGACTGGGGAAGAACCATACGAGCTTGCTCAGGGGCAACTCCCCCTTCAATCATACTGTTGTACAAGTTCTCGCACTGGGTTATGTGAAGAGAGTATAGATTGTCTATCTCACTTTCCCACGATTCTGCCGTACCTTTGAACAGGATAGACTTAACAACGTCTTCTGAGCTACCTTGCTTTGCACCGTTAGTAGGACGACCTCGCCAAACCTCAGGGTAGAAAAACTCAGGAGTGTCGTCAACGTAACGTCTAGATACTTCATTCTCTGTCATACCAACCTTGTGCTTGAACAATTGCCTAGCAACAAAGATTGGAACAGTTACACGAACTGTGATAACAGGGTGACTGAAAGGTGTCCAGTGCCCGTTAGAAGCTAGGTACTTGATAAGCTTCTCATCACTTTCGTCAAACTTATCTTTGTGTTTGTCAAAAGATACACGAGCAGCATTCACAACCGTCAAGTCACTACCCATGTGGTCAACATAATCAACTTTCATTTAATTTAATCTCCGGTACACTGGCCAATGGTTCTCGTTTTACTTCTGTTAAGTATCGAGGCCCTGTGCTGTAAGCAAAGGCTCGAAGCTTTATACCTCGGTCTTCACAGCATCGGAACTTGTGAGCGCAGTAGCTACAACCAGTAGGCAGCTTCATGTTACCACTCTTACCATCTGGCACGGGTTCGTAACAAGGTTCAGGCGGTGTATCTTCTGCGATAACCTCTTTAAGCTCTTCGATACGTGGCTTCGGCTGGTGATGGTCAATGACTACAGGCCCAAGGTAACTTACACAGATGTCTCCTGCGACCTTGTCAAACGCCACCCACGCAGCCGGTTCACCCGGAGTAAGCTCGTGAGCGTACCCCGAAAGCTGATCGACGTAACCAAAAGGATCGTCTTGAGTTACAGTATCCGTTTCAAATTTCTTGTATCCGTAAGGGCTTGCCGATTTGACATCCACCACGACACCGTCAATGATCGCGTCAATGTGGCCCTTGACACCGTTGACTTCAACTTCCCTTTGCTCGTCGGTAACACTGTGTCCTGACTCCTTGATTAGAAATAGCAGCATCTCTTCGATAAGAGCGCCGTACATAAACTTGAGATAAGTCTTTGGAAGCATGGGCTCTTTTGTGCCTTCCTCAGGATGGGCTTCGTACCACATCTGTCGGTTAGGTTTACCCAGTGCTGAGAAACGAAGAGGAGAATCTGGCGTTTTCTGAGCATTCAGGCGAGACTTGAACATCTCACGAACGTTTACACAGAACGCATCTAGATTGTCTTCGTTAATTTCGTGATCCTTGTCAGGATCGAAGAGGTTGTAAATATCCTCAGGTAAGGTTTTAAGCTCTTTCAATGTCTATCTCTACTTCATAACCTAAACTAGTTAAAATTTCTGTTACGCTTTCTTCCCAGTTAGTCCAATAATTACCGCCTAGGTGGGTATCTCCTTGGTGAATTAGGACTTCTTTTCCGTCTACTGAAATAACGTATCTTTCATAGTCGTATGAACCGCAATCATCACAAGTATCCCAACCCTCGGTCCCTTGTATTAGTATTTTAGCCAACAGTTTACTCCTCTTCCCAAAGCCGCACAATAGAGGCATCTAAGTGTTCTCGGTTCTCGGTGTACACGTAATCCACGCCTTCTATGTCGTGTTTTTTGGGGTACTGTTTGAGAACCCGTGTGGCCTTCTCTCGGGCCTCGTCTTCACTGGCAGCTTCGACGTTGACAGACAAAGTGTCCAGCAACTCTCGTCGTACTTCTGCTCCGAAGCGATATTTGTTCATTCGGGTTATCCTTCTAACTGGCGAGGGAGCGAGGAATCGAACCCCGACCAACAGGTTTGGAATCTGTTGTGCTACCATTACACCACTCCGACCTTGGCCCCGAGGGCACACCTTTAGGGTGCTACCTCGGGTAAACTATTTTATGGGTTCTCGTGGTTACCTAAACGATTTTTAAGCAGTGCCTCCGCACCACCCCATAGAAACTGGACACCAGTAACGCTCACAGTGGCGCTCAATACTCATCCCGCGCTGGTGTACCCACGGGCGAGAAGCGCAGAGATAGATAGCTCTCTACGCCCGACGACTAGCTCCTAGGGCGAACGGCCTCTTAGAAGGGAATGTCGTCGTCAAGGTCTTCGGGAGTTTCCTCCTTCACCTTCTTAGTCTGTGGCTTCTTAGCCGTAGTATTCTTCTTGGGCTTATCCTTTGCAGCATCCATAGCACCGAACTCGTCCGTCTCATACGGGACAAGATCAGTAACACGAACAGCCATAACCCAGATGCTTTTCTTCTTACCCTTACCCCAGTCCACGATCTTGAGTTTCAGGTCAGCCTTGGAGCCGTTGCCGATCAGGCGGTCTTCACCCCAAGCTTCGTTGTTGTCGTCGTAGATACGGATAGGATCATTCTTCTCACCCTCGTAGTTAAGCTCGGGCTTACGAATAACAAGGAAGCGACCCTTGTCAGGGTTCTTCGCGTCTTCCTTATCTTTCAGGCGGTCAAGGAGGCCGTGATCCTTAAGGAAGCCAGTGTCCTCAGGCTCGAACTCCATCGTCCACTCCTTTGCGGTACCCTCGTAGTTATTGGTGAGGGCCTTGTCGCCTACAATCTTTGCCCAGAAAAGGCGACCACTTGCATATACAATGGTTGAATCCATTTTTAGTTTCTTTCTATTTATCGTTGCTGTAAGATAACTTCCCTTACCTTACACCCTTATTATAACAGATTTTCAGAATTTGTCAAGAACTTTTTAAAGTATTTTCTAGATCACTTAATTTTTCCTTAACTCTATTGATGCGACCTTGAGTTACTCCCGTGTAATCTGAACGCATCCACTTGATCTTGTCATCTATGTCATCAAGAATATCTAACTGATACGAGTACGTACTTAGTGTGTCTCTGCCCATGTCAATCCAATCTTACTTTCTGCGTCCAACGGGACGTTCATGTTTAGCTTACGACCTGCTTCACGGATAGCTTCTTCTGCTATCGCAGCGTGGTCGTAAACGTAATCAGGGTGTACGTCGTGCTGCCATTCATCGTGAATGTCTCCTACCTTAAGGCTGTCGAGCTTAAGCTGACGAATCCAAGCGTCGAGGATACACGCACCTAGGGCCATAACCCTAGCTCCACCTCCTTGAAGTTTGTAATTAAGGGCAGCGTGAGGCGAAGGACAGATAATCTGAGAACCATCAATAAGAGAAACCCTACCCTCGGCTTGTTCTCGCTTACACTCTTCCATCAAGTCACCTATACCTAGACGATCAAGAAAGAGTTGCCTGATTTTCTCACCCTCGGGAGATACCTCGTACTCGTTACCTCTCCTGTCTTTCTTAACGAACACTGGCAACCCAAGTTGTTTACCAATCTTAGGAGGACCAGCACCGTAGAGAATAGCGTAGATTAAAGTCTTAGCCTCAGGCCGAGTGATACCTACTACGTCTGCGTTGTACTGGTGGGGGTCACCTTCGACGACCTGTTTGGTGAAATCTGGACGGTTAAGGTAGTGAGCAAGCATCCGCAGTTCGAGGCCCGCTGCGTCAGTTCCAACAAGAAATCGCTCAGGCCTTGCGGTCCACAAATCTCTTGACTCGTATGTAAAGTAACCATCTTTGCCGAGGAGGGGGCGTCCTTTATCTCCCACCCTGACTGCTGGAATGTTTGCAGTGTTAGGTGCTTGGTGTCTGAATCTGAGCGTATCTGCAACAAACAGTTTACCGTGTATTTTTGAGTCATTTTCACTGTATGCCTCCAGCCAAGTGTTAATCATGTTGGCACGACCGTTGACACTCATCCAAGTAGCAATCAGTCGGACCTCGGGTACATCCTCCTCGTCAAGGAATTCCTCAAGAGAGGGGCTTAGTTTCCCTTTGTCGAACGGCTTCGGGTTCCCGCCGCCACCTTTCTTGGTTTTTGGGGTAAACTCTTTCGGTTCCCAACCGAGGGATACAAGCTTATCAATTCGCTGTGCAGGCGACCCAAGGTTGAACTCAACATCTTCATACGCATCATACGTTCCGTCGTCGGATGGCTCGATGTGGTATCGCTCAACATCGCGTTGATATATGGATGTAAGGACTCCAGCTTTCGTGTACATATTTCTTTTTGCAACGTGTACTCTTTCTGCTGGAAATGCTTTTCGGATTTCATCCGTGAGTTCATGTTCAATCTCCCTTAGTTCTTGATACAAAGCAAGAGCACGAGCACCATCAAAGTAGAACCCGTTCTTCCTTTGTTGCTCAATAATCTCGGTCATACGGTGCTGTATCCAGATGCTACGCTCGTCGAAGTCAATCGAGTTAAGTGTTCGCATCAGACGGATAAACAGCTTAGCTGTGATGTAAACGTCCATGTGACAGTACTCTACCATTTCATCGGTGAGCTGGGAGAAATCATCGAACTGGATTTTGTTGTGTCCCATGCGCTCACCCCAAGCATCCAGAGAGTGACCACCGGAGATACTCGGACTGTAGAGGGTGCTCAGTACAAGCGTGTCGATGCAGTTACTACTGTTCAAACCTACATCGAAGAACTTGTTGAGGACGGGGGCGTCGAACTTGAGAATGTTGTGACCAACATACACCGTGTTCTGTTCTCGCTCGGAGAACCATTGAGCGATTTCATCGTGACCGATACACGCCCCCTTTTCGTTTGTCTTTAGGTTCCTCCAGCACATACACCAAATGACGCTAGGGAAAAGACTGTCACCTTCAATGTCAATTACGTAGGTACTTTGGGCCTGTTTTTCCCAATCTTTGTACATGTATTTCTCCAGTTATTGTTTTTGTTTTAGGAGTATTGTATTGTTAAACCCGTGAAAGTAGGTCTTCTTGGTACTTTTTAGGTACTTCGTGCCAAAAATCTACTGCAGCAGGGCTTCCCGCTGTCTCTTCACAGTACAATTTCCACGCTTTTTCAATCTTATCCGTCCATTTCATCGAACTCGTGTCCTGTGTTGGTACCACCGTGCTCGTACTCGTAGGCTAGTTCGTCGGACAGTTCGTCCAACCGACCAGTCATTTCGTTGTAGTGAAGGTAGCAAGCAGGACCAGTGCGACCATACTTACGGTTCTTCTCTACGGTGATACGGGTGATGTTACGACGCCACTCGTTCAAGTCCTTCTTGTCACGTTCAAGACGAAGGATGAGGTTGGCGACTTGCTCAGGGCCAGCCGAGCCACGGACCTGTCCTTGCCGGTTAACGTGGATAACGCAGAACACAGCAATGTCGAGGTTCATGGTTAGCGTCTTGATCTTGGTGCTAATCTCGTCAAGCTGCTTACGTTCATCCCCAGACTGGTCAGACACAATAATGGACAAGTGATCGACCATAATGTACTTACAGCCCAGAGCTGCCATGTGTCGGATTTTGGCAAGGACAACATCAATGTCGTTGCTACCAAAGTGATCCCAAATAACGACACGATCCGTGTTGATGGTTTCTTCATAAGCTTCTGCAAGCTCCTCTTCCGTACGCTCCACGTCAGGGAAGTGATACGGCTTGTTCTTGTGGATGGACATCAGACCAAGGGCCAAGTCACGCTTCGGTTCTTCAAGGTGAAGGAAGCCGACACCGACATCCTCTTGCTTGAGTTCCTCGTTGAACAGGAGGGCGTACTCGATCTCCTTCATCACACTCGTCTTACCGATACCAGTCTCAGCAGTCATAAGCACAAGCTCACTGGTACGAATACCAAAAGTCTTGGAGTTAAGACCCTTCCACGGGTACGGAATAGAGCGAGGCTCCACGTACTTGAGAATTTCATCCTTTAGACGAGCGTCTGAGCCCAACTGGATACCATCTGGCATGTAAGTGGGGGCACGATACCACTCGTCCACGTAAGCCTTTCCTTGGCCTTCTAGGAGGTAGTCGTTGGCGTCCTTGAACTTGTCTAGCTTGAGGATTTTAACCTTGCCGGGATCGAACAAGATGGCACACTCTTTAGCGGCTTTCTGTCCGGGATCATCGCTGTCAAAGTTGAAGATGATAGTCTCAAATGAGTTTAGGTACTCGAAGTTAGCCACTACTTCCTTCTTCGCTGACGACGCACTCATGACAGCTACGTTGGGGTAACGAGAGCCGGTGATCTGGAACGCTGCCATAGCGTCGTACACACCCTCGGTTACAGTGATCGATCGACCACCTTGCGGGAAGGAGTTCTGACCAAAGAGCTTGGTGTCCTTGATGGTCCCCTCTGTCTTGAACTTCTTACCCTCGTACCGCACTTGGTTACCGACGTGCTGGTTGTCCTGCGAGAACTTCGGGAAGACAGCCTCGATAGGGTTGTCGTCCTTCTGGCTCACGGACACCTGATACTTGGCAACCGTCGTAGCGTCTAGACCACGAGCCTTGATACCCGGCATCTTGACAGATGGCAACGGGATAATATCTGTAGTACTTTTCTTTTCCAATTTAGCGATGGCTCCCTTGTTATTATAGTTCTTGTGGTAGTCGCAATCGAACCCGAAGCAGTGCTCGTGGTCGTCGTAAATCCCTAGGTTGTCCTCACTACCGCACTTTGGACAGGTGTCGTGACGGACGAAATTTGACAATCAATTACCCTCCGTTACTTATTATTCAGTGATTTTAGCAGTACCATCCAGAATCTTTCTAAAGATTCTCATGGTTATGCCTTCATCGAAATCAGTAAGAATTAAATGATTTTTGTGCTTGTCGCTAGGCTCCCCGGTGAGATAGTGTATATCTGGCTCATCATCTAAAATGAAATAGTCGTCAACCTCAGGGTGATCAATTAACCATTTGTTTATTCGATCATACCGCCAAGGTGTCTCTCTACAACAGTACAAATCCTTGTGAAACAACTCTGGAAGTATCCCCTGAGATATACAGTGATCGTGAACATCTCCGGGTCCGTGAACACCAAATTTCCAAAACCCTGTTCTAATCCAACTGGTGTGTAGAACAATTCTTCTATTTTGTTTAAGACAAGCTTCATTAACCATTGAGACAGCACAGGGGTCGAAAGTAGTCACAATTGGTTCTGTTTGATTTGGTAGCATGTAGGCCCTACCCGGTATCAATACTCCGTCTATATCTAGAAAAAGTATCCTACTCACAGACGACGAACCCAGTTCACCACGTCCCGTCCCTGAGGCTGGGGATCAGTGACGAGGAAAAGAGTCATAACCAAACCAAAAACAACTCCTGCTGGTACAGCAATAACCAGACCTACTAAAGTGTAAAGAACTTTGTTCATAAAATCATTCATTATCTTCTCCTTTGTCCTTCTTAAATGCACTCAACATAACAGAGAATGCACTGGTGTAACGATCATCCTCGTCTTCGACGATAACAAACGAATCATCTTCATCAGGTCGAGAGAACCCGTCTGAGAACGCGGCATCGAGTGCAATCTCCAGACACTCTGAGCAAGGCTCGAATGTCTTCGTATCTTTGTTCCACGAGATTTCCTTCTCGCTTAGTGCTTTGTCACATACATGGCAGCGAATTTTAGCCTCCTATTTTTAGACCGTTAGTTAGCTCTTCACGCCTTTTAATATAGGCGTTATGTGCTTCTTTTTCTGTTTTAAAGTAGCCAAGAAATTCTCTACGTCCTCTAACTTGTATAAATGCTCTAGGTCTCCCGTTTAGTAGACTCACACCCCTGTACGAAGATTTACCGTGAGATTTATTAGTGTTTATGCAGTTATCAGAGTAGCTCAAAACCCTCAGATTACTGAATCTGTTATTACTTTTATCACCATCTTCATGATCTACCAAGGGTGGCCATTCACCTGTATGATAGGCGTACACTAGTCTGTGTATCTTGTACTGACTGCCATTATAACTAACAACACAGTATCCGTCTGAGTTAAGACAACCAGCAGTATCACCAGCCTTAACCTGCTTTCTACCTTTTCTCCAAGAGAGTGTGCCATCAGTGTTGAATATCCACACTAAATCCATCTCTTCTTTACTAAGTCGTCTAGGCACAGGGGTCCCCTTTATTAGTGTACATTTTAACGCAGACCCCTTTCTTTAAGTATGTCGTCCAGAAGCTTAGGACGGTAGTCTGTGTGCTCAACACAAGCACAGTAATATCGAAGATCAGGGTCTTTCGTTGATACTGACGTATCCCAAGGGGCTATTTTTCCGACAAAGTTTGAGTGGAGATGACCGTGGATGTTCAACTCCCATCGAGACAACGATCCCGGATGAATAGGGATGTGACTCATTATGAAGCCTTTCTTCACTACGTATCCCCGAACGTCATCGAACAAATCGAAGTACTTGCGCATCTTAACAGGATCGTGGTTGCCCGGCACTAGGACCTTACGACCTTTAAGACGACTAACAGACGCTTGCATGTTCCTGTTACTGAAAGCTACGTCACCAAGGATGTACACCCTGTCTTTATCATCAACTAACTCATTGTACCACTCGATCATCTGCTCGGTCATTTCCTCAGCATCATCCCAAGGACGGAGAGGAGAACCATCATCTTTCGTAAACTTACAGATGTTGTTGTGATAGAAATGAGGATCACTGTAGACCCATGTTCGTACCATGCTCTATTATCCTTCTTTTTGGGTGCACTTCTTAAGTATATTATACACCGATTATGTCACTTTGTCAAGACTTTTTTCGTAACCTCTTGGGACAGAACGGATTTTTATATCCGAGCAACCTTGGTTGTGCAGCATGGTCTTCATGATCATAACTTGCGTCAAAGGTTTCGGTTTCATTCTCCACACGGAGTTGCCGGTCTGGTCTTTCTTTTTGTAAGAGAGAACGAGGTCAAGCATCCGGTACTTCTCCTGTCGTTAGGATGGTCATGATGTCGTCGAGAGCTGCTTCGTACCCTGCTTGGTACTCGTTTTCAGCAGGGTCGTGGTCGAACGTACCTAGAGCTTGCTCCACGTAGGCACGAAGAGTGGTGATGTTAACGGGCACCATCTGTGTCACGTTGTCAGTCATGTTACCACCACCAATGGATAATGAACGTTTCATCATCTTCACGGCCTTGTTCTCGGGCATAATCGATAAGCTTGTCGAGTTTAATAGGTTTTTTAACCCACCCTTTCTTCTCTTCGTCTGTCTCACCCCAGACCCATGTATCAACTTCTGCTCCTTCATTAAGAAGACTGATAAGAGAGTTGAGTGTACCTCTCCACATGAAGTTCTCGTTACCGAGTTCAAAGTACCTCCAAAGAGATTCTACTTGTTCCTCTACTTCTTCCGGGCAATCAGTCCACTGAGCATCAAGTACCCAGTACTGGTTGAAAGCCTTGTTGTTCACTTTTTGTACCATGTCATCTCCCTCCGTGTTTGTGTTCGTGATACAGGTCAGCTAGTCGTTGTTCGTCTTTAGTCATAAGATGTACCCTTCTCTAGTGACCAGCTCGCTGCTGCAACACCGGCTATAAATATTACGCCTCCGATAGGGATTGATGAAAGCCCTAGTATAGTCCAACCAACAGCAAGAATACCAAATCCAAATATTGCTATAGTGATTGCTAAGATGAAAAACAGGAGGAAAGTTGCGATTTTAATGTGTTCCATTTCTAAATCCTCCGTTGTAGTTGCCGGGCTGTGGCTCGCCCAACTCATGACACAACTGTCGTATCTGACCGATGTGATACTCTCGACTCTTTTTCGAGAGACCTAGATTACATACACACTGACTGTGATAATCAGGTTCCTCGGTTTTTCGTTGAATCTCACTTGGGTTAGGCATTTTGAAAAAACTCCTTGTAATCTTTGACCGTCGAACCTTCCAGTCCGGGGGCGGTGTTGATCTCCAAGACATACGCTTTCTTCTCGTGGTTGTTCCAGATAACGTCCACTGCACCGAAGTCGAGGTCAAGACTCAGAAGAGTGTCCTTAGCCACCTCAATCACTTCGTCTGGGGGTTTGACCTCAGACCTAGCGTAGATGAAACCGTTAGCGTGGTTACGTACTTGCCAGTTAGGATCAGGGTGTTCGAGACGCCGCTTCTTCTGTTGAAGAGAGATCACAACGTAATTGTACTGCCATCCACTATTCTCTGGTTCGTGGTCATTATCTCCTACCCAGATGAGCTTACGTCCGACGTGGACCCGGTACTCGTCTTTCTTTTTTACGTACTTCGTGTAGAGAGAACAAGGCACGAGAGAACTGCGATCAGCAGCCACAACAATACCAGCACCGCTGTGTCCTTGTAGAATCGTGCGGCAAACCACAGGGAATGCATCCTCTGGGATGTCATTCGGACTAGTCCAGAAAAGAGGAAGGTAAGGTTTGCCCTCCAGTTTCCTAAAAAATTCGAGCTTATTTGTAGCATTGGCAAGTTTATCTCCATCGTTGTTTATTGTTGCCCGGCTGGCTTCCGAGCTGTTACCCCAGTTGATGATAACATCTGAATCTTTAGGACGAAACTTACTACCTTCAAGTTTCAGAACTCGTCCTCCTAAGGCATCTGCAAGAGCTTTAGCCCCTTTGCTGCCTTGTTTGTAAGGGAGAACCCTTACTCTTTTATTCGAAATCATCGTAATCCTCTTCTTCCGTTTCTGGGTGGAATACTGCCGGTTCTGAGATACTTTGCAAGTAAGTTTCACTCACAAGACCGTTATACAGTTGTATCATAGTTGAATTTGTAGGTTTCTTTGATCTACCAAACGGATCAACCTTGACTTCACCTTCCCTAAACTTCGACCAATCTCGGCAGTAACACAAGTCTTGCGCAAGCCTGATACCTTCGTAAAGCGAAGACATAACCTGATCGTGGCTAAACCCTGACCCGGATATAACAGTGTTCGTGTACGGACCTAGGATAGTGTTAATATAATCCAAGGGGCCGTTCCCTGAGAACCCTTCCACGACGTACCGGGGGTCCTTATAGTCGGCACTCAATTCATATATACGTTGTAGGATTTCTACCCAAGTTTTAATAGTCTCAGCCTCGGTTACACCACGAAGAGTACGAATCTCAATTGAACCGTGTTTAAGCAAGGAGTGACAGTTCAGGCCAGCGTAGTGCATACCTTGAGTAGGGCGTACTTGACCATCACTCGCGATGAAATCCTTGATCTGGGATACGATACTGGTGGCGTCTTTGGACCTCAGACAAAAGAGATTCCCTACTCGGTGGTCGCCACACCAGTGCGTGAGCATATCCTCCAGTGAGAAGTACATAGCAAGAAACGAAGTCATCCTGTTAAGGTGCCAACCTTGGGCATTCAGGTGCACATGAACAGAAGTTCTGTTACTATCGTCTAGTTTAGACCCGTAACTTTCGAACATAGCCCACAGTTTATCTACTGCACTAGGAACTTGAGAAAACTTGATAGGACGTTTCAGGATATACTCTGCGTTGTCCTCACCCCTCAAAGACCCATCGTGAACGAATTTCCACTCAGAAGGGATGAACTTACTGTCTCCTTGGTTTATCTGATAACCACCACTCTTTGGAAACTTGTTGCCTTCTACTTCAACTTCAATACCAACGTCACCTTTCACAGGAGGATGCCCAAGAACAGCTCCGATGTTGTAACTTGGTTCATCTTTTGCAGGGTTAATCTTAAAAAAGTCAGCAGGAATCGGTACGCTTTTAGTCACTTTGAATCTCCTTTGCAGTTTATTTCTGATCTTCAATAGAACTGAAAGCGCTCAGTTCATTAATCACTTCTCTACAGTGTCCGTAACCTCTTGCAAGAGCTAGTTTGGAGGTGTCTCCGTTAGGCATGAACCCAACAATATCTTCTTTGTAGGCAAGAAACATCATGTCTAGAGGTCCTCTCAAGACAGCGAACTCTCGGTGGAATGCAGCAGAATTGTTCTGAGTTGAAGGGTCAGACAGTCTAGATATAACTTCATTGAGGCTTGGATACTGGTTAGTATAGCACAAGTACGCCGCATTAGAGGTGATGCTAGGGGCACTGTGAGGAACGGAGTTCTTACCACCTTTCATCAGCAAATCTATGGCTCGAACCTTAAGCATACCTTGGGTAAGGCCCTGTTGAGTGTGTCTCGTAGGGCTTCTGCGTGTATAAAATACCCGACCGGATAAGTCGCAGTTAACCATCCCAACAGGAAACGGACGGTACTTGTTAAACAAAGGGGAATTGGCCATCTTTCGTATAATACCCTCGTCAGGGTGCTTTTCCAGCCACTCGTCCATAGCGGCCCCTCCGTAGTCGTACGGTACGTTGAGTCCACGTGCGTGAGCAAGACCACCCTTCTGTCCAAGTTTGTCCAAATAAATCCTGAAAATACCGTCATCCTTGTGGTCGTCTATCGCCAGCACGTAACAGGGCTCTCCATCATACATAACGACAGTGTGCTGTAGACGCATCCTAGCTTCTTTCAAGGTTTCATAGAAATTCTTGTGGTTTGCCATTGATTAAATGCTCCTGATAGGGAAGTTGTAAATCGCGGATAGATCACGGTCAAGTTTACCAGTGTTGATGCTTTTCACTACCCTGTCATTAAACTTGTACGATTTGAACTGTGAGGACTTTTCACAATCCTCTGGGAAATACTGTCTTGCCATCTGCTTGAGAGCTGTTTGCATGCGATCCCAGACCCAACGACGATAGTTCGGAGACATTACCCAGTAGTTGCTGAGAACTCGATACTCAACACCGTAAGGTTTGAACCTCATCGCGCCAGCTTTACCGTATAGACTACGTCGCGTTTGGTCTTTGTCTATCATAACAGATGGTGCTCCTAGGAACCAGTCTAGTTGTTTTACTAAATCTGTAGCGGCTTCGACGTAGTCTTCATCGTCAGTACTAGCCCCTTCTGTCCACCCTATGTGTATGTGACCAGCAGCAGTACGCATACGAGGAGTTTTATCCCCGTCAGGTGGTGGATTAATCTCTTTAGTCCACGCATTGAAATCTGGTGAACACCCAAGCTGTTTTGCGTCGTCCGGTGCGCTGTCCCACACCTTTTCACTGAAAGTAAAGGAAGGAGCCGGTAGAAGTTTGCAACCGTCAGGTAGGCGTTTGGATAATTCTCTAAGTACTCGACGGAAATTATCATCCCACTCCTTGTAAGAGGTTACAGGGTTTATGTTAAACTCAGCGGCCATCCCGTCTCGCTGTAGAGCACCGCCATCTACAGGTTCTGGGTTTTCTTTAGTTCCTTCCAAGAAAGTAGGGCACACACCTACTCCGTTACGATCTACAACGAACAACTCGGGGTCTGCACCGAACTTCATGTCAGGGAAAGCATCTATTGGCATTTTCAGTTCTCCTTTTCTAGGTTAAGCAGTTTTTCGCTTTGATCCGAAATACTGTTCGTATCTCTCGGGATCGGCGTGGACGATATTTCGATGAGTTTCACCGGAACAACAATTACCGACGAGTTGGTCAGTCCTCTCCCAAATGATAACCCCCAAGTCGTCATATTTGACTTCTTTCCCACACCAACTACATCCGTACTTGGCAATCTCGTCGAAGTCTGTTTTGTCTATATAATTAGCGAAAGGACGGTGAGAATCACCGCCAAGCTCAATAATAGGCTGTTGATTAAATGAAAGGACTGTACATTCCGTGGTATCCGTAGAGGAGTTCGAGGTCTTCTTCGACTGTTGTTGGTTTCCCAGAAAAGGGGCGGTTCCTGCCGAAGCTGACGCAGTAAACGTCTTACCTTTTATCTCTTCAGTTGTCCAGTCGGGCGGAGTTTTCTTACCTTTAGACGCAAGCTCCTCTAGATCAATCGTGTAAAGCATGTTGTCCTTAAGAGGGAAATAGGTGTAACCTTCTTCATCCTCCCACAATTCGTACGGGGTTTTGGAAGACTCGACAGCCGATTGAATCATCCAACTCTCAGAGGCCCAGATAATCTTGGTAAGGTCCTTGCTGTAAGCACACCAAAGCGGTCGGTGCTTGTTCTTAAGGAGATACAAAACCTTTTCTTCTGCATCAAACCACGTGAGCGCCCAAGCGCCTCTCTGGGGAGTAACTCCTTCGTGCACCATCTCGATAGTGTTCTTAACACCGATTTGGTCAATTGCGTTGAACAACGCCGCACTGTCTACGTTGGTGGTGGTACCCGTCTCCTTATCAAGGTCGTCCCAGTCACATTGCATCAGGGTTCCGTTGTGAGCACCCACGATGCTGCCAAACTTAAATGGGTGGGCGTTAACTCCGTTTACCTTACCCATAGTAGCAGCGCGATTGTGACCAAGAAACACGAGAGACTGTGCTCCGTTAATTCCACTGTCAAACTGTTTCATGTTAAATAGGTCAATTGGGTGGCTAGGGAGTTTCACGATGCTAATGTCACCGTTCTTCTTAAGCCATGCCGCCCCGGTACTGTCGGTACCCCGGAAATAATCGAAGATCAGGAGCCTCTTGAACAAGGATTCATCCTTGAACTCAAGATTACCTGCTACACCTACTAAACCGCACATATTATGCTGTCTCCTTACCTGTAATTCGTTTAAGTTTCGGTCGTTGGTCGATGACATCTTGTTTCAACCGTCGAACACCATCAACAAGATGTAGGTCAGGGTTCTCAACAAGGAGTTCCTGAATCCTCAACAAAGTCCAGTACCGAAACTGTGTGAAATCCCTGTACTCCGGGTGACCTTGGACCCCGAAGAAACATGCTCTTCGGTAGAAGAAGGCCTCAATGTCGGCGCTAGTGCCAGTCTCACGTACTGTTGGACTGGTGTATCTCTCACTTGACCGTCCTTGAGCAACACCGAGAATCTGCATTCCGGGTCGTTTCTGCACCATCTGATGATGTACGCTGGAGATGTTAGGAATAATACGATTTTCGTCATTCAACCACATACCGTGAGAAGAGTTGTGATTGTTGACGTGCTGATAGAGTTTACCGCCCAAAGCAACGTGCCCCATTTGGGCACCACGACAAATGCCCATCATCGGGATACCTTTGTCGTAGCAATAGTTCCACAACTCGAAATCTTGAGCATCTCGTTTTGGGTCACAAAACGTTTTTGAGTGTTGATGCTCTCCATAGAGGTGAGGTTGTACGTCTGCCCCTCCCCCAAAGATAACTAGGTCCGCCTCGTCAGGTGTAGACGCTTTACGACACTTACCACCGACCATCATCATCTCAGAAATTAGCCGTTCTTCTACTGCACTTTCTGCTGCAATGTAGACTTCTGCCCAAAGATCGGGCCACTCTACAGCGCTCCCTCTCCGTATCTGGACAATGAAACTGTTGTCGCTGTTCTTGTTAGTTGGTTTGCTTTTGTTCTTCGCCACGTGTTTCTCCGTGTTTACGTTCGTGAATAGCTGTTACTACGACAGCTACGTGATGTAGATGCTTGAAAGCCTCTCGTTCGAGATTTATCCAGTTACAGTAGTAAGCTTCGTGTAGGTGCTCTTCCAGTGACAGGATACGAGTTCTTTGTTGGACTCGTTTACGTTGTTTCCAGAAACTCATTCAAAATTGATCCTCCTTTAAAGGTTCAAGCTAAAGATGGCCGCTACTGCGAACCTCCACTTCCTTGTTTATAACCCCACCCTCACGGTGGTCCGGGTTTTCACACCCTTACACTCGTGGTGTGTTCGGCATCATGTTAGACGTTAAGGGGTATTACAGTCAGCACCTAAGGCCGTATGATTTACGAGCGATGATACATCTATCAAGCACCTCGACAGGGACAGACACTTTAATTGGTGGTTGAAGTGAGAGGACTTGAACCTCTCTTTATGGAACACCACTACGTTGTAGTAGCGGCCATCTCTCATCAAGACAACCTCTTACGAGGCCGTCACGGGAGCCGACTTCTTAGCAGCAACACTAAACGGTGCGGGTTTGGACGCCGCAGCAGGCTTCAGATTAGCTGCCTCCCGTTGGGTAGCAAGCTGTTGTGGCTGATTCGAGCGACGACCAGCAAGAGTGATAGGCACTCCTTCCTTCTCCAGCTCAGCGCGGGAGTAGAACACACCCTTGGGAAGCTCGTTGTACAGCTTCGTGTGAACCTCGGTCTGCTCCGTAGCCAGCTTCTTCCCGTCAGGGATGGTCTGCCATGCTTCGGGGACGACCTGATCCAGCTCGGTCCACTGGGACGGAGGAGTGAACGGGTCTTTGATGCGGCCTGCCGAGATGTTACGGAACAGAGCGAACAGGTAGTTCGGCTTCGGTGAAACCTTGCCTTCAAGTTTCGAGCCAGTGTATACCGAGTTGTCAATAGCTCGGATGAACTCAAAACCCTCTTCCTTGAGAATCTTGAGCCACTTGTACCCAACACTCTCTTTGTGTGTTACCTGCCACTCGGTCAGGATAGCGAAGAAAGCGTGGTTGGGCATGTCGTTGCTGTTGAACGTGCCGTACCGCAGACGCTGGCGGAAGATTTCGCCGTACGTCTTGCCTGCGAACTTCGGCCCGCCCTCACTGTGGGGGATGGGATTGCCACCGTCTCCGCCGACCAGCTCGATGCTGGCCTTCTCGTCGGGATCGACCTTGAAGTTCTGAATGATGTCTGCTGCACAACAACCCCAGTATGCGCCGGGAATACTACTGCCAAAACGTAAAAACTCCATTAGAATGTTACCTCCAGTGTGTCGCCTTCATAGATTTCCTCGCCTTTAAGTTCTTTAAGGGTTTTATAATCTCTTATTACGCTCTCCTCACCGTTGAGATTGCACCTGCCATAAATCTTCCCGTCTCTTTCGTAGTAGATACAATTTTCGATTAATGTTGCGACTGGTTTACGTTTCCCACAATCTTTTTTAATTTTGAATCTGTTGTTCACGTTAATTTCCTTTCTTTTCAATAGTTAGTGATTTTTTACTTGACAAATCTGAAAAATGTGATATAATATCTTTATAGAGCACCGTCCCTAAAGATATACACTAAGAGTTAAGAACTAAGGAAGGGGGCCGGAGCAGGCTTCTTTGTGTTCTTCTTTTTCTTTTTGTTGTACCTTTCGTAGTACTTCGGGTCCATACGGAGCTGGAAACAGATAACGTAGTTGCCAGAGTTGCTGTTGTACCATCTGTTCACCTTTCGGAACCCGAGGGCTCGGATTATTGGAAACCACTCCCTCTGACTAAACCAATCACTGTTGTTCAGATACTTTTCCTCGATTTTTTGTTTCGGGTCTTTCTCACACTTGTGGCCTCCACCATAACCATCAACCAAGGTTATCTGAAATACTTCATAAACCTTTTCTTCTCGGATATGTTTAAGCATATCTCTGAGGCGCTCTCGGGCAGTCTGCTTAGGAAACCTGAAAAAGAACGCGTCTTTGTCTCTGTATCCGTGGTCGCCTCCGTACTCGTGGTTACCGGGTTCCCCAGTTTCGTAAGGTTCGAAAACTTCGTCAGGGTTTGATCCAAACCCAAATATGTGTTTCAGTCCGCAGCAGTTACCGCCGTCAGCTACACAACGAATAGTCATGTTACACTACCTCCTTCTTCTGCTCGATCAAGTGACAGTTTTGTCCTTTTTCGTCACCAGTGAACTCAAGCCAATCACCTGACTTAATGAGCCGGTCCAGCGGAGGCTCACCGTTGTAGACATATATGAAGTCATCACCCACTCTCTCACGAATGTAAAGAGAAACTTCAGGGGCTTCTTCCCTGTACCCCTCGTAACCGTCGAGAACAGCGAGGTGGGCATCATCGAGAATTTCGATACGCTCACACGTAATCTTCCCGTCACCGCGACAAACCCCCGGAAACCATCCGAGGTTGAACATCTGGAAGCCTTCGACTTCGACGGTTTCACCGAGGCCGGGACGCAACGTGCCGTACACGAGAGCGGTGCGAGCCATCAGAACTGCACCTTGTTGTTGATACTGAGTACCTTCACTTGGAAGCTCCTCCTTTGTATTCGGTTGAGTGGCCGAAGCCATAGGTCTGACCACCGACGCACTTGATGTGTCCATTGGGATCAGGGACGAGCGGGGTGGGGATAGTCTTGTCACGGATACGACCTAGACGACGAAGACGACTACGCTCTTCACGAACGTGCTTCTTACGTACACGTGCTTCAGCAGCGTTCCAAGCCTCATCTGTAAGCCCTTCATCGTAAATTTCTTTCATAGTCTTACGAACCATGTTCAATTTACTCCTTCTTTCACAGGCACAACAGTACCTTTCATTAGGTTGATAACGGTTTCATCGTCTCGGGTTTTCTTAGGGCTGGGGATCTTTCGAAATCTCCAAGACACTCCAAAAGTTTTATCAGAGAAATGAAGTCGAGCAGAGGTACAATCATTTTTGTGTGGTTTTTCAGGACCGTTTAAAGGTTCAACCTCTAAAACTGTCCTGTACCTCTTCTTCCCAACAGCACTTCCTAGGCAAATTACACCGCAAGTGCACCTCCTTCGCCCTGCGTGGATAAGCTCAACAGCGTCTCCGGGTTTGATTTCGTCAGTCATCTTCAACCTCTTACTTTACTTATAAAAATAGAAGTAAGTAACAGCCAGTAAAGCGGTTGCACATACACGCAAAAGCAGCCCACCGGCTGTCATTGTTCGTGAGATGTGATCGCTAGGGAGTTTCTTCAACTTGTTTTTCCTGATATTTCAAAAGGTTATGGTGGGTCCGGTACGTCAGTGCTTACCCGTTTGTCGGGCCTAGACCCCTTTCACCTGTAACCCACCACGTTACAAAGGAGCCCTTGCTAGGCGACCTTTGCCTTGTCGATGTTACGGGTGCCGAGCAAAGCCGGAGGAAGGTAACGACCCTTGTACACCACCGGAGGGAGGGTTGTGTCCCCGTGCATGGAGCGCATCTGTTCCTGATAACGCTTCAGGTCGTCTTTGGACGCAGGACGAACACCTTTGTTCGTGTTAGATTCGAGAGACACGCTCATGTTACTTCTCCTTTGCTTAGAACGAATATCTGTTTTTACCCCAAATTTCTACAAGGTTTCCAGTTTTTCGAGACACGAAAGTGTCAAGTTTGTGCCACCCTGTACACTGAAGTACTCGTATTTGGTAGGTATTATCTGTACAAACTGTGCAGAGCATATAGTCGAAAAACATTTCATTGAAGCAATAGTGCTGTCTTTCTCGATTAGCTTTTTTAGCTAAACCTTTGCTTCTTTTTTCAGGTGGAAGAAACACTGAATGAGACACAGCTACTTGCGAGCAACCCGGAAGAGGTGTTATTTCCCCTAGCACACCGTTGAAATTATGTCTCATGCTACTTCCCTTGTTTAGTGACAGCCCAAGTCGTGCCGTCAGCACGGCGAAGAGGCCAGCAGTCGTCAGAACTAGTCCTAGCGACACGAGTACCGCTACCGTTGTAAAATGATTCCCTAGCAGGGACGACGAACGTTGGTGTGAAGTGTGTTGTCATGTTACACGTGCCTCCTTACCACTAACCTAGACACACCACAGTGAGAGTGGTGATAGAACAAAGCTTTCCAGTCGGTGCCTCCGTCAGTGATTACGTCACCACTACGGATAGGAAACTCGGTCTCCCACTCACCTAGAGTGTCCCCGTTTTCGGTCATTACGTCTGTGATAACGGTAGCCATAGAACTTACTCCAAGTCGTTGAGAAATCACCTAAACCTGTTCTTCCAGTCCCAGTCCATACGCTCTATCACTTCGCAAGTCGGGAAGTGATCCTCCTCGAAAGCGTAGATAGGGCCGTTAGCTCCTTTACACCCGTATCCAACAAGACGAGGATAAGTAGGACTTTCGGGATTCACTGCTGTGTCGTAAGGATAGCCTGTCAGTAGCTCGCATTCACGGTCTGTGTCGCACATCAGTTCGTCACTTGGATAAGTGAGATGATAAGCCACAACAGGAGTTCCAACAGTGAAGGACGCAAGAAGCGCGTACGCAAGACAACCTTTAGGCACGACTGGGTTTCCTTTTGTTTGTGAGGGTGAACCTTTTTTGTTCACAAGACAGTCGGCACTAGTAACCGATTTTGTTCAGGTCTTGTCTGTGACTTTACCGCATCACAGGTAGGGACGGCTATTTTAGACCACCTGCGGGCATCAACCGCCTAACACCATACAGGCTGTGACACTAATGTAGTGTTTCGCTTTTACAAGCTCATCAGACAGCCAAAAATGAGCAGTTTTATCCTTCGTGCTCAGGAAGGTGGCGCTACCTAGGGTTAAGCAGCTTTCTTAGCCTTCGAAGCGGAACGCTTCTTAGGCGTCTCGGCGTTGTTGTTGGCCGGTTCCTTGACAGCCGGGACCTTGACCTTCGTCATCTGGCCGATAACCGACGTAACAGCGTCCGTGAGGTATTCAGGCACTTCCCCGTCGTCCAAGAGCTTCTGGAGGCGCTTCGGACCCTGTTCGACCATCTTGAGGAGAGCCTTCACGTCGAAGGGCGGACGTTCCTTGTTCTGTTCCGCGAGAACGTAGAAGGGAGTTGCACGGGCTTCTTCGATGTTGAATGGCACGTACAGCTTGGTTCCTTCCTTGTGCATGCGCGAGGCCCAGTCGTCGCTGTTCTTCACCACGATAGGTGAGAACTTGGCAAACCACATGATGAGCATTTCACGACGCATAGACGCCGGGAGAGCCATCACGAGGCCTTGTGCAGTCGAACAATCCTTGTGCTCTTTGGCGTGTTCAAGGATCATCATAGCTGTTTCGTGAACGTACTTGTTCGCTTTGTCGTAAGACGCGGCGATGGTAACGAAACGTGCAGCCATACGGGCATTAAAAGACTTCGCCATAGTAGTTTCAACCTTTCCTACAGTTACGTAGTTGTGCTCCTAGCGGACTTGCTAGGGGAGAACCTACGGACAAACAGTGACTAAGGGTTTAAATGTCGTTTCGAGAACGGAAGATTTCACGGGTTACGCGATAGACTTCCGTGATGTTACCAAGCATCACAGCTTCATTGTCTGTAGTCTTAGCTTTCTTCAACGCAGCGATTGCGTCGTCAATTTTTGTTACTTCCAAAGGGGAAGCAGCGCGAGGCGCTAGTTTAGGGCGGGCAGTGCTACTGCCAACCCGTATGTTGTTGTTGATTCTCTGGTGAGAGCAACGTGTTCCCATGAGATTTCTCCTTTCAAAAGAGATAGTTACCCATAGGTTCTCCACTAGCAAGGGTTCAAAGGCTCACTAGGCGGACGGGACAAGCCCGTCACACCTTTATTACACGCGGATTGGTGAAGTTGTAAAAGCCTTTACCATTAGGGTATTTTTTACCCGTACCGTCTTCGTTTAAGTAACGACGTTGGAATGCGTCCAGACTTTCAAACGCAAGGTCTATACCTACGTTTCGGTCTAGATAGTAGAAAGTTTCGCCGTTCTTTTCATAATCTACGTTAAACACAGCAATAGCTCCCTAAGAGGTTACGCCTAGAGAGCCTTCGAACCATTGCTAGGGTTTTTGCTTTCGCGGGAGCCGCCACACATCCGTAACTGCCGATTGACCGAAGCCACCCGCTAGTTTAGCTTGATTTCAGGGAGCACGGTCCCCTAGCTAAACGTCATTCACCGGTTGACGGGCTTGTCAAACCCTACTGATTGCCGGACCATAGGACAGTCGCATTACTGCCGCCTATGTTGCACCTTATCGTCAGGAAACCGTACTAGCCAAGCGTGGCTTTCCAGTCGCAACCCTAACGTTGTGCCCAAGAGCAATCCCGTTGCTTGTCCGCTTGCACATACGGCCCCTAGGCGCAACCCTAGGTCATCCATCCACCGCAACCCACACCAAAGCGTAGGGGTGGCCTTTCTCGCATGTTGTCCGCAAGGGACTATCGTCTGAAAGACTGGGCAAGCCCGATTGGGTTGCTCGCTTTCGATGCCCCCTTTGACCACAGTACGGCCCTCCTGTCAAATGTGTGTGTTTTCAATGGGTTACGAGAGAGTGTTCCCCTTGTGTTCCTCCGTTCTTTCCGATTATTACCGATTACATGTGTAATTCTTGCTTATAGGCGTAACATTATTGCGTGAGTTCTGGCGTGATTGAGACGAACCGTGCAGATTTAGCGACGAACCGAGTGATGTACACTGTATGTTCTCACTGTGTTCTCTTTTTGTATCCCCTCCCCCTCCGGCGGGCCTACTTGTGAGGATATATTGTATCATCCCCTAGGGGGAGGGTGGAACCCGCGCGCGTATGTGGGCGAGTGAGCCGGACTCATCTGTTACATAAAAAAAATAGAATTATGCTATATTGGATTTTAAAGGGGGTAGGATTGAAAAAGTAGGGTTGAGTGGTACATGGGTAGCGGACCGCCCCCTAGATGCAACGAGAGGCCCCTTAGAATCCAATCTAGAGTAACAACAGAACTAAAGAAAGGGTCCTCCCGCGCTCTGCCGGTCGGCCCTACCCTGATTCAAAGCCCCTGTGCCCTAAACATTCTTTAATAAACTTCTTAATACTTATCTTGTTATATTTATCTTCTTATATAAACATTCTTTAAAAGAGATATTATATACTACTTTTTCCTTTTTGTCAACTCTTTTTTTTTCGTTATTTGTTTTTTTCTGTCAAATGTACGATTTTTCTTGACAAACAAGTGTAATTATGTTATAATATGGGTATAGAGAACAGAAAGACTAACTTTTACACACGAGGACTGAATGGCTTATCTGAAAAAAGGACAGGAACCACCCAAAACTGGCAAGGGTTCCAAACTCTCTGCTAAGATGCGGTCGTTCGTGGACGAGTTCATGGTAACTAAAAACGCCTCTGAAGCTTGCCTCAAGGCTGGGTACAAAACTAAAAACCCTACCCGACTTGGGGCTGAGCTTATGAACCACCCACTGGTGGCAAGTGAGATCGAACAGAGAATGCAAGAACGTTCTGACAAAGCAGAACTTCGAGCTGACTACCTAATAAACAAACTAGTCGAGATTATCGACAATCCCGAAGAGCGAACCTCAGACACGCTTCGAGCAATCGAGCTTGCAGGTAAGACTCTCGCACTCTGGCGCGAACGTCAGGAAATCACTGGTGCCGATGGCGGGGCTGTTGAACTAGAACAGAAGAAGATCGAAGAAGATGCAGCAGATTTCACCCGCCAGCTATCTCGCCTCGCTAAGCGAGCAGGAGAAGGAGAAGTGGTTAAGTTCCCTAACCCCGGACCAGAAGGCTAAACTTCGGTGGAACTGGGAGTTCTGGGCACGGCCCAATCAACTTCCTCCTGAAACTTCTCAGTCTGGTGAAATCTGGAACACTTGGCTTGTTCTTGCAGGTCGAGGTTTCGGTAAAACCCGAATGGGTTCCGAGTGGGTTCGAGGACTAGCACGAGATTATCCCGGTTGCCGTATAGCCCTAGTGGCTGAGACAGCGGCTGACGCTAGGGACGTTATGATTAAAGGAGACTCGGGTCTTCTTAGTGTTGATCCGCTTTTGGACGACGATTGTTGGTCACCTACTAACAGGTGTCTTACGTGGCCGAACGGTTCAAAAGCTTACACCTACAACGGAACTACTCCTGACCAGCTTCGCGGTCCTCAGCACCACTTTGGGTGGGTTGACGAGCTTGCGAAATTCGAGTACATGCAAGATGCTTGGGACCAGCTTCAGTTTGGTATGCGTCTTGGTGAACACCCTCAGATTCTGGTTACTACAACTCCTCGTCCTCTGCCTTTGATTAAAAAACTGGTGGCCGATCCTGACACTGCGGTGACTCGTGGATCAACACTAGACAACAAAGACAACCTTGCAAAGAGCACGGTTAAACAGTTGTACGACAGGTACAGCAACACCCGTCTGGGTAGACAGGAACTTGAAGGTGAAATTCTTGGCGACATCCCCGGTGCACTCTGGTCGAGGACACAAATTGATGAGTCCCGAATTAAAGAAGCGCCAGAAGACCTCGAACGTGTACTGGTTGCTGTCGATCCGGCAACCTCCTCAGAAGAACGTTCTGACGAGAACGGAATTGTCGTTGTCGGACTGGCTAGAGATGAGGATGGCTATGCTAGAGGATACGTTCTAGAGGACGCATCTCTTAAAGGTACCCCTGAAGAGTGGGCCAGTAAAGCGGTCAAGATGTACCGTAAATGGTCTGCTGACAAGATTGTAGCGGAAAAGAATCAAGGCGGTGAGATGGTTTCGTCTGTTATTAAGGCTCAGGACCGCTCTGTACCTGTGAAACTTGTTCACGCCTCCCGAGGTAAGGTTATTCGAGCAGAGCCAATCTCCGCCTTGTACGAGCAGTCTCGTGTCCACCACGTAGGCATGTTCCCAAAACTAGAAGATCAGATGTGCGAGTTCAGTATCGACAATGTTCGGAACAGTTCGACAGGCTCTCCTGACCGAGTAGATGCTTTGGTGTGGGGTTTGACGGAACTGTTTGACAAGATAGCTGGACGCCGCCGAATCACACGCTCTAACACAGCAGGAACAACTACTACCACTACTAGTGGAGGTTACAATCCTTCTAAGTACGTGGACACTAGTAACCCTAACGGATGGATGGCTGGATAAGCTCTATGTACAAAGAAGAACAAGAACAAAAGACAGACCGCTCGGAGGCTAAGAAATTCGACGGTATGACTATTGACACGCTGTCCATAGAAGGTCGAGCTACTGAAGACTACGTTCCCGAAGGATTCGAGTCCAAAGAAGCTTTCCTTAAGGACATGCGGGAAAACTTTGAAGCGGACGTAGATTTCGACCGAGAAAATCGTGAAGCGGCTCTCGAAGATAAGAAGTTTGCGGCTGGCGAACAGTGGGATCCCGTGGTCCTAGAACAGCGTCAAGGCCTACCTTGCCTTGTTATCAACAACATCCCTCAGTTTACTGCGCAGCTTGTTGGCGACTGGCGTGAAAGTCGTAAAGCTGTTAAGGTAGTACCCAGCACCGACGAAGACACCGATGTTGCAAGCGTAAGAGGTGACTTGGTTCGTAACATCGAGATGCAGAGCCGTGCCGACCGAGTGTACGACAGTGCTTTTGAAAGCCTAGTGCAGTGCGGTGACGGTGCTTTCCGTGTTGCTGTCGAGTACGCCCGTGACGACGTGTTCGATCAAGATCTTTTTATTCGTCCTATTGAAGACGCTCTGAGTGTTGTCTGGGACCGCTTTGCGATGGACCCAACTGGCCGAGACGCCAAAAGGGTTTTCGTTAATGACCGTATGCCTAAGAAAGAGTACAACAACAAGTACGGAGACGTACCACCTGATGCTCTTGAAGACGGCAACCTTTACAACACTACTTGGTGTGACGATGAATCATATCAGGTAACAGAATACTGGCGTCTTATTCAACGGCAGCGTCTTGTTGGCCTTTTCCCTAACGGGAAGGTTTTCGAACTAGAAGATGATAACCTAGAAGAAATTGTTGCTGCTAACGGGTACCCTGTAAAGACTCGCATGACTTGGTGCTCCTACGCACAGATGCACCTTTGCACCGGTTTTGACATTTTGGCTGGTCCTTACGAGTACCGACTAAACCGTTTGCCTATCATACGTATGAGTGGTCGAGTTACCAACATCGGTAACAAACGTGTCCGCTACGGTATGGTTAGGTTTATGAAGGACGCTGCTCGACTTAAGAACTTCTGGCGTTCCGTTGCTGCTGAACAGCTCGGTTACGCTCCGAAGGCTAAGTGGATGGCAACTCAGGAGGCAGTTGAAGGACGTGAAGATGATCTTCGTAAAGCTCACACGAACCGTGATCCGCTTCTTATCTTTAACGATGAGGCGGAATTTGGACGAAACGTTCAGCGAGTCGACCCTCCGGGCGTTGAGGCTGCACTTCTAAACGAGGCTTCTGTGAACGCACAGGACATGAAAGATGTCACTGGTATTCACGATGCCTCTCTTGGTATTCGTTCTAACGAAACCAGTGGTCGGGCTATTATGGCTCGTCAGCGTGAAGGTGACATTGCGAACCTTACTTTCCACGATAATGCTAACGCAGCAGTGTTGGAAGGTGGGGACGTACTGAACCAGCTTATTCCACAGGTTTATGACGGTACTCGTGTAATCCGTACTATCGGTGAAGACGAGGCTATCAAGTTTGTAAAACTCAACGATCCTATGGACCCTGACGCAGTTGATCTGTCGGTAGGTATGTTTGATGTGGCGTTGAGCACAGGCACTTCCTATACTACACGGCGTGTTGAAGCAGCTCAAGCTATGATGGACGCCATTCAGGTCTGGCCTGATCTCATGAGTGTTGCTGGTGACCTAGTTGCCAAGGCTCAGGATTGGCCGGGTGCTGATAAGCTTGCTGAACGACTCAAGAAAACTATTCCTCCCCACTTCCTTGAAGAAGGTGAAGAAGGTGGTGGCCTTGGAGTTACGCCGGAACAGCTTGCTCAGATGCAGCAGGAGCTCCAGAAACTCCAAATCGAGAATCAAGAGTACAAACTCAAAGAACACAACAAAGAACGTGAGCTGGAGATTGATGCTTACAACGCTGAAACACAGCGTATTAGAGCTCTTGGTGACAACGAAGTTGACGCTAACGAGATCACTATGAAGTATCTCCAGACTGTTATTGACGGGGCTAAAACCCTCGACGATCAAGACATTCGACGCGATGAAATCTCTGAAAGAATGGAGGTCATGCGCGCGAAACAAAACTCGACGCCAGCAGCTACAAATAGTAGCACCCAAGCTGCCGGATAAACGTCGCAACTAATGGGAGCACAAACGGTTAAAGGACCGACATACCTTAACTATGAGTACTGAAAACAACAACGTTGAAACCCCTGAGGTTGATCTCGACGACTTCGCAACCGAACTCTTTGGCGGGAGCAAGGAAGCACCTGACAACGCCAAGTCAGAAGAAGAAAGCGAGACTGACGAGGACGTAAGCAACGCACCTAAAGACGATGATACTCATTCTGAGGCTTCGGAAGAAGAAGCCCACTCCGAGGACAACGATGACCTCGCAACAGAAGAAGACGAGAATGACGATGACACCGACGAGTCGAATGACGACGAAGGTAAACCTAAGAAAACTCGTTTTCAGAAACGCATCGACGAGCTGACTGCTAAAGCGCGGGAAGCTGAGCGTGATAAGGAGGCTGCTACAGCGGCTTACGAAGCTCGGATTGCTGCACTGGAAGCAAAGCTCGGACAAGACGACAAGACTGAAGACAAGAGTCAGAAGTCAGACGAACTAGTTGAACCTACACCCACTGATAAAACCGAGAACGGTGACGACAAATATCCGCTCGGTGAGTACGATCCTCAGTACATGAAGGATATGGCGAAGTACACCTTTGATAGGGAGTTCGCTGCTCGTGAAGCTGCTCGACAGCAGTCAGAACAGGAGAGTTCTCAGAAGGAGGCAGCTAAACGGCAAGAAGCCGAGAAGCAAGCCCTTCAAGAAACGTGGAATGAAAAACTAGCACCCGCGCAGGAGCGTTACCCTGACTTCGAAGAAAAAGGACAGGAACTAGTCTCCGCCTTTGATTCGATAGACGCTAGTTATGGTGAATATCTTTCGACTGCACTGATGGCGCTGGACAACGGTCCTGACGTTTTGTACTACCTTGCTTCAAATCCCGAGGAAGCTCAGGCTATTGTTGAGAGTGGGCCAATGAAGGCCACTGTTGCAATGGGACGAATTGACTCGATGTTTGGTGAGCAGGGTGGGAAAACTAACAAGACTCCTCCTCGGAAGGTAAGTAAAGCTCCGGCTCCTCCGCCCCGTAACAAGGGTTCGAGCGTAGCTAAAGGCTCTCTTAATCCTTCGGACGAGGACGTTGATCTTGATGCCCTCTCGCGTGAACTTGCGAAAGGGGGGTATTAATCACTCATAAGTACAAAGGAATAGTCTAAATGGCTACAGTAACTGTCGATCAAGCGAAGCTTGTCCTTAATTCGTTTGCTGCGATTTTCCAGAATAACCTAGTATCTAAGGACTTGGTCACTTGGCGCAAGTTTGACGGCGAGATGAACGACCGTAATGGTCTGACTGTCGTTGAGCAGGTTGTGCCTGACTACACCACCACGTTCACTGATTCGGCGGTCAATGACCTGTCGTCCGGTGTTCAGGATACCACGTTCGGTTCGGAACAGTTCCAACTGAAGAACGTTGTAGGTTCGAGCATGGGTTGGGGCGACTTCGTCAAAATCCGTGACATCGGTGCTGCTCGTGAGTCGGCGGCCCTTAAGGCCGCTGCCCTTCGTCTAGCACACGACATCGACGCCTACATCCTCGGCTTCGCTGCGAACTCGTCTAACAACTGGCTTGGTGACGGTAACAGCGCCGTTGCTACGTGGGATGACGTTGCTTCGGGCTATACCCGCCTGAAGGAAGAAGGTGTAGACAGCATGGACATGCGAGCTGTGCTGACCTATGGCGACAAGCAGGCCCTTGGCCGCGACATCGTCGAAACCAATACCACGGGTAACCTCGAAGGTATGGGTATCTATCGTGAAGGCTTCAACGGCAAGGTGGCAGGTTTTAACACCCTGTTTACTCAGCAGCTTCCGGCCCTCACTACTGGTACTCGTGTTGCTGCGGCAACCTCGGTTACGAACTACTCCTCGGGTGACCCTGAGAACGACTACGAAGATGTAGCGATTTCGGGTGCTCCTGGTCAGTTCAAGTCGGGCCTGATTAACTTCGACGGTCAGTCTGGTGCTGTCACTGTTGTGGATGGTGAAACCTTCACTATTGAAGGTGTGTACGCCTACGACAACCGTGCCAAGAAGCAGCTTGACCACCTTCAGGAGTTCCGTGTAATCGGTAACTACACCGCTACTGCTGGTGCTTTCACTAATGTTCGTTACTATCCTGCGATTATCGTCTCGGGTCCGTATCAGACGGTTGTGAACACTAACGGTGGTTGGGATGGTCTGGCTATCACCCACAAGGGTGCCGCTTCGACTGCTCTGCATCCGCGCTTCCTCGCAGATAAGAGCTCGATTGTGGTTAACACGGCTGACCTTATCATGCCTGCAACGGGTACTGCCCAGCGTAAGAGTCTTACTAAGCTCCCGCTGAGTGTTCGTATGTGGCAGGATTCGGTCTTTGCGACTGGTGAACACCGTGTCCGCTTTGACGTGGCTATTCAGCCGAACGTCACTGCTGACGGTCGTCGTCGTATCGTCCGTATTAACGGTAGCTAATAACTACTAACTGGAAAGGGTCGGAGTGGGGCTTAACTTCTGCTCCGGCCTTTTCTCTTATCACTAAGGATTTCACAAAGATGGCTTACAACGAACGCTTTTCTCCGTTGATTTGCGCTGCTAACTCGACTACCGAGATTAGCGGTTCAGGGGTAGGCAATTTCATTTGCACTGCTGGAGGTAACATCACTCTTGTTGCTAATCAAGCAGACGGTAAACCCGAGACTACTATACTCAGCAGTTTTGCTGTTACTACTGGGCAAGTCCTAGAACTAAAACTGTTCCTTGGTAAAAATGGCGGATACATCACGACCGATGCTACTGCTGCCGGTGTGCTCGGCACCTCGTAATTCTCACATACAGGCGAAATAAAACATGACCACGGTTTCTCAGATTATCACGGATGCGTACAGACAGGGAAACCTTATTGCAAAAGGTACTAGCCCTACTACAGCAGAGCAAACAGAAGGTCTGCGATACCTGAGTCGCATTGTTAAGTCAGTGTTTGGAAACGAAGCAGGTGAAGACCTTATCCCGTTTCCTATCGGTCGTGAGAACATCTCGCGCCCCGGAGGCTATCCTTGGTACAATGACGTACCTGATAATGACTGGTACGTCCCTAAGAACCTTCGCCTGATGTTTAACCTACAGGACTCAGTAAGTATTTATTTGCATCCCGACCCTAACGACGGTACTCGGTTTGCAGTTAAAGACGTTGCTGGCAACCTGTCAACTTATAACGCAACTATTTACGGCAATGGACGTAACATTGAGAGCAGCCCTTCGGTAGTTCTTTCTACAGATGATCTAGCTTCTGAGTGGTTTTACCGTGAAGACACAGGTAACTGGCAGAAGTACTCTCCTATTGCTGTTGATGATGAGTTTCCTTTTCCTGAGGAGTTTGACGAATACTTTATTACTATGCTGGCCATTCGACTTAATCCGTCTTATGGTGTTCAACTTGATCCACAGTCTAACGCTGTGCTATCTCGTTCGAAAAGGCAGCTAACTTCTAGGTATCGTCAAAACATTCCTAAAGCTTCAGAGCTTGCGCTCCTTAGGCTGTCCAAGCTGTCTAGTCAAAGGGACCAGTGGAAGGACGCTTATAACTACACTGATCCGAACACAGCGTTCGACAGAGGATGGCCTTTCTAATGGATATTCCCTTCTTCGGTACAGACTACAAACGACAGGTAGCTCAAGAACCGTACATTCAGATGCTTAACCGCTATGCTGAAAAGAACCCGGCTCTGAACGACTCGGCAGTTTCAGTTATTTCTCGCCCAGCGATGAAGAAGTGTGCTGAAGTAGGGGATGGGCCTATTCGAAAGGTTTACAGCTCTCCGGGTGTATTTGATGGTGACGGCTTTGTTGTGTCTGGCACAGACCTTTACAGATTAGATCGTGAAGATTTGTCTAGTTCCTTGATTGCGACTATCAGCACCAGCGATACTGGTGATGTTAGCATGGCCACAACTGCACCAATCGGCACTGTCCCTGCTTTTCTCTATATAGCAGAAGGCTCAGTGCTGTGGGTGTACACAGATAATAGCCCTGCACGAGGTAGACTAGAGTTTACTGGAGCAATCAGCAACGGTGACACGGTACGAATTGACGATACTTACTATCAGTACACTACTGGCTCAGTCGATTCTGGTTCTCCTGACGGGACTTCCGGTAATCCTTGGTTAGTAGACGGTTCTTTGACTCTTAATGAGAATATTGAAAACCTCTACTTTGCTATTAACGCACAAGGCAACGAAGGAGAGACTTACAGCACTGGGCTGACGGAGCACCCTACAGTCAAAGCTACGAACTACGGGGCAAGTGAACTTCTTGTTGCTTACAAGGAATATGGTATTGCTGGTAACAGCACAGTCACTACTGAGACTGGTGCTAACATGGCATGGGTAGACCCCACTCTGACTGACGGTGGTGATGAAAGCATTCGTCAGGTTTTTCTGCCAGATGATCTTGGTGCTATTTCAGTAGCACACATTAACTCGTACATAATTGTTGTACCAGTGCAAACGGCAGATAATAAAGGCCAGTTTTACTGGATTGAACCGGGTGAAAACACGGTTGATCCTCTGAATTTCGCAACCGCTGAACGGAACCCTGACGGACTTCATCAGGTGATCGTTTTTGGTGACTTGTTCTGGCTTCTTGGTGAGAACACCACTGAGCCTTGGCAAACAACTGGAAATCCCGACTCTCCTATGCAACGGTATAGAGGTATTCTATTTGACAGGGGTTCGTGGGAAGGAACAGCGGTTCAGGTTAAAGACAGTCTAATTGTTGTAGATGAAGACGGTGGAGTTTTTCAAATACAAGGTGGACAGAAAAGAATCTCTCGCCCTGATATTGAAGAACGTATTCGTCGAGCAAAACAACTCGAATCCTTCAAAAACTCTTAACAAAAGGAAACATTGTCATGCTGCTTCACGCTGATAATTTTGACTACTACGGCACCGACACTTCCTTAGTGGACGACGGTATTTATGCCTCGACCTACGGTATCTCCTTGGTAGATGATCCTGACGGTATTTCTACACCTAAGGTGCTTCTTATGGCTTTTACTGGCGATGAACGAGCCATCCGATGGGTTCTTCCTTCTTCTCAAGGCACAGTCGGAGTTGGTGGTCGGTTCTATCTTGCGTCGGTCCCCGCCAGCAATGCAGACATCCCCAGCATCATTCAGTTTCGTGACGGTAGTAACACTCGAATTGCTAATGTTCAGGTAACTCCCACAGGGTCTATTCGTGTGATAAATCCGGTAGGGACTAGCCTCGGTGAAACTCCGGGACCTGTAGTTACGGCTGCTGCTTGGTATCACATTGAAGCCAAATGGATAGGCGGTGTCAGTAGTGACGGAAGCATAGAGGTAAGAGTAGAAGGTATCTCTGTTCTGACGATTGAGAATATAACGTTTTCTACTGATGTTTGCGCTCAAGTCGCCTGCGGTTGCAGCAGCGGTTCTTCCGGTCAGACTAACACATATCTAAAAGACCTTGTGGTTTGGGATGGTAGCGGAACACAGAACAACGACTTCCTTGGCTCAGTCTTGGTTTACGACCTTGCCACAACTGCTGATGTCTCATTCAACTGGACCAGTACTGGAGCTAACGGCTACAGTGTTCTTGCTAACAACCCACCGGAAGACGGTGTAGAGTATATCTCTGCTGATGACTCCCCTCCGGCAGCCTCAACATTCGAGTTCGAGGACCTGCCTGCTAATATCATCAGTGTTAAAGGCCTTATTACTCGTGTACGTGCGGCCAAATCAGATGGCGGTGACGGTACTTTGCAGGTATCTCTGACCAGTAACGGTTCAGATGATGCTGGAGCCGACCGCGCGATCACGGTTGCACAGACCTATTGGTCTGATGTTTCTGAGCTCGATCCTGATACGGCATCTGCTTGGACCCCTTCGGGTGTTAACGACGCAATACTTAAAATAGACAGGACTACATAACATGGCACTTACGCCTGAAATTCGATCCTCTCAGGGCCGGGTAATGGCGGTAGGGGAGCTAGATAATGCATCTGAGGCAGAGGCAACTCAGGCTCGTGTTATGGCCGTTGCCAATGTCCCAGCGGAGTCGTTTGACTCTCCTCAGGCTCGTGTTATGGCCGTTGGTCAAAGGCCTGCTCCTGAGTTACAAATGACTCAAGCACGTGTTATTGTAGTAGCTCGTGGTCGTATACAAGACCCAAGAGTTCGGGCTTGGACTTTTACTCTTGATGGACATGACTTCTACGTTCTTCGTCTTGGTAACACTGAAACTTTAATCTATGACGTGTACAGTGAACAATGGTATATATGGGGGTCAGACACAGGACACCTGTGGAGAGCTTATAACGGGACTAATTGGGTAGGGGCTGATGCGCAAGCAGCCCAGTTTGGTTCTAATGTTATTGTTGGTGACGACGGTAACGGGGCTCTGTACTTCCTCAACCCAGACGAAGATACAGATGACGATGCCCTCGAAGGCAGCGACATTCAACGCTCTTTTAAAAGAGTTATTCAAGGTCAAGTAACCCACAGAGGCTACAGTTCAAAACGCATGTACGACGTTATTCTAGAGGGCAGTATTGGTGATGCTTCAAACGAGGACCTCGTAACTGTGAACTTGTCATTCTCCGACGACAGAGGTAACACTTATAATGATGCCGGGGATGTCACTCTGACTCAGGGCGACTACAGCACAAGGGCACACTGGAGAAGCTTAGGCAGCCTCACTTCTCCGGGTCGTCTCTTGAAAATAACTGACTATGGCGCTCTGCGTAGAATTGACTATACTGACGCCTCGTTAGAGGAATAAAATATGCCAAGTATTCAAGACCTCGATGGTAGGTTCCCTATTGTAAATTCTGATGGAACCCCTACTTCCTATCTTCTTCGTTTATTGAATGACAGAGGAGAGAGCCAGACAGACACCAATACTGAGGTAGAAGATTTAGCAAATCAGATCAGTAGTAAAGTTGATAAGACTACACAAATTATTGCTGGGACCGGCCTAGACGGAGGGGGTGACCTGTCACAGGATCGCACTATCAGTCTTGATCCACTTTCTCCCGACCCATCTGGTTCATTTACAAACTCTGATATTACAGTTGATGAATATGGGCGTGTTACCGCAGCAGCTAATGGTTCAGGCGGAGGCGGTGGAGCTTTGTGGTGGTTTGATCCGCCTTCTGCTGCTGACTTCTCTCTAGCCTCTAGTGATGCGAGTAACCTTACTCTCGGTGATGATGCCGATGTAGGATTAACCATTGATTCTGGTGCTGCGGCAAGTGCTGGCCGTTTTGCCTATCAAACACTTACGGATAAAACCCAGAATTGGGACTTTATTGCAAGGTTAGATATTTTTCAGACCACAACCAACTTCTCTCGGGCTGGTATAGGCTTGCGTGACAGTGTTAGTGGTAGGGTGTATTTTGCTGGGCCTACTAATAATGTTGGCTTTGCTGTTATTCGAGATACCACTCTTGGGAATTTCAACTCCCTACCATCGAGCAACACTCTTACCGTTGGTCTGTCGTTAAACTGGTTTCGTGCTCGTTTTACTGGTACTAACCTTGAAATATCATTTGGCCCAGATGGAAAACAGTGGATACCGTTTTTAACTGAGTCCTCAACGACTTGGCTCACTAATCGTGCGGATCAGGTGGGCTTCATCATGCACCCGAACACTCAAACAGGACGAATGTCTTGTGGTCATTTTAGTCTTACTGGGCCCGGAGTGTAACTGTGGAGAGGACAATTAAATCACATGACGTTCTTCAGGCTACAAATCCTTACATGGAAGAGATTGAGGGGTTTGTACCTGAAGAATGGTTAGATAACGATTCTAACATTGCACTAATAGACCCAGATACTATGGATGTTGCCTTGTTTGAGCGACAGCACAAAACACCTCATGCTGTACACGGACACTACTTCTTTCACAGTCGTGGTAAAGAAGCTGTTAAAGCCGCTAAGTCTGCACTTAAGGAAATATTTAGTGGTAAGTACAACGTTGAGATAATTTGCGGATTTACTCCGCTAGATAACAAAGGTGCTCTGTGGATGAACCGTCACTTGGGTTTCACTTCTCACGGTAACATTAACACGTCGGCAGGGCCTTGTGACTTTGTCGTACTAACAAGGCAAGAATGGGAGAATACTCACTATGAGTAAGATTTTTGGAGGTAGTAAAAGCACACAAACCTCTACTTCTAGTAACAGGGCATATGATACTGTTAACCAGTCTTTGTCCCCTCTTATTGGTATGGCAGGTACAGGTGCTAACGCTTTACAAGCCCTGCTAACTGGAGACAGGAGTGGATTTGACGCCTATAAAGGTGCTACTGGGTACGACGCCATTGCGGAACAAGGTTCCCGAGGCATCACTGGAAACGCAGCGGCTGGTGGCCTACTGAGGTCCGGCTCTACTGGTAAGGCTCTACAAGCTTTTGGTACTAATCTACAAAATACGTTTGCAAATAACTACATGGATAGGCTTCTTCAGCAAGCTGGTCTTGGTTTTAACGCTGCTAATGCTCTAACTGCTGCTGGTAACACAGCATCTAGCACTGGTACTTCAAAAAGTAAGCCGGGTCTTGGTGGTCTGATTGGGGGCTTTGCTTCCGGTATTGCTGGCGGATAAGGAGATATAAGAAAATGGCTAACCCGCTACTCGCCCTTCTCGGTTTGCAGCAAGGTGCCCCACAAATAGTGGATCAAACGTCAGACGAGTATCTGGCGACTCAGCCTATTGTTGTGTCTCGTAACCAGCAAACTGAGCCTGCTCCTCGTGAAACAGGTTCTCGTGGTCCTACTGCTCCTAACATGGCTAACACAGACTACCTTGAGGAGCTTCAGTACGTACAAGATCAGGCCCCTAAGCGGGCTGGTAGGTTCGGTGTTAAAGGCACACTACGGGATATTCTAGGCACTGTTGGTGACGCGTTTCTTATGCAGTCCGGTAACAACCCAATGTACGCTCAGAAACGAAACCAAGAAAGAATGGCCGATGCTATGGTCGGCTTCTCTGCTGATCCTCTGGCTGCTATGGAACGTCTGGCTAACGCTGGATATGGAGATCAGGCTGCTGCCCTACAGAAACAGTTTTTTGGTCAACTTAATGACGCTCAGTCTCAAGCTTTGAAAGCTCAGGGTCACGAACTAGATGTTGCTCAAAATCAACAGAAGAGCTACAAAGACTACGGTGCTTTGTTCTCTAACATGATTGGCGCTGCTACCCCTGAAACTTACGACAGAATGAAACCAATCCTGAACAGACTTAAGGAAGTTGGTGGGCTTGGTGACGAATACATGGTTCCTGATGCTTACGATGCTGACTACTCGGCTGTTATTGCTCAAGGGGGTATGCCTGTCTCTCGTCAGATCATGGCACAGCAAGGTGAGCGGAGACTAGAACAGGGCGACCAGCGTATCGGTATTTCTCAGCAAAACGCTGATACAGCAAGAATCAACGCTAATCGTCCTCGTGCAACTCCTAAGCCCCGGTCACAAACCGCTCTTGAGTATTACAAAGAGATAGGTGCTAAATCCCCTAGTGAACGCACTGCTGCCGAGAAAGATTTCTACAATAAATTTATCTCGTCTGGCAAGTCCACTAAGAAAAGCAACGGGCGTCGCAAGGTCGATCCCGGAACCTCTGGAAGGTTTCGGTAACAGAAACTAAAGGAGCCTTGACTTGGCTACTAACTACAGCAACACGTTTGAAATTGAAGACACTACGACGGGTAAATTCTACAAAGTAGAAGGTGTCGAAGGCACCACCCGTGAAGAGGCTATTCAGTGGATTGAAACCCTCGACGATAGTGAACTATCTAAACGTGAAATCAAAGGACCTGCTCAGCCTCAGGCTCCTGTACCGATGGGAGAACAAGAAACTGAAACTGTTATTCAGCAAGGCTTCTCTCCTAACCAGCAGGATGTTCGGTTCCTTGGTGATAACAGTGGTGCCTTCCTTGCCGATCTGGCAATGCGGGATGTTCCTTATGCTGACGTTAATAAAACCCTGCAAGCAAAATCTCGTGAGTCTGGTATAGTTCCCACGGCAGAGATGTTTGTTGGTGGTGAAGAGGCTTGGAATAAATACGCACAAGCTGTTAAAGAAGCTGGTGGTGCCTCTAGTGCTGCTACGTACACTTCTGGTCTAGATAATCTGTTCTCTCTTCCTAGTGCTGATGAAGTAGAAGCACCTGAAGACCCGTCGTGGTTGGATGCTTTTGAGCGCGGTTATCAGAACGCTGTACAGTATGGTACTTCTGGTATTCTCGCTCGTACCTATCACGACTGGATGGATACAGGTAAAGACCAACTTCGTAAACAGTTCCCCGATGCAACAGAAGACGAACTAGAACAAATCCACGAGGATTTGATTGCTAAGACTCAGCGCGGTATGCGGGAACGTGGAGAAAAGCTGGCTGAGAACGACCCGATCATTCCGTGGCTGACGGCTGAGATCATTGGTGGTACAGGGGTTGAAGACTTTGTACCCGGACTTGGTGCTACCTCTTTCGCTGGTCGTGTTGGAGCTGGTGCAGGCATTAACGCTGCTGCTAGTGGTGGTTATCAGGCTGCTGATATTAACGCAGGTGTTCGTGACGAGTTCAGCGGTGCTGAGGTCGCTATGGACGCCGCCCTTGGTGGTACCCTACAGGCAGGACTAGAAGGTGTTGCTAAACTGGCTAAGGTTGCTACTAACGCAGACTTGAAGGTTGATCCTCGTCCTCAAGGTGTGGCTGTTCGAGCCCCTGATGCTCGTACTAACAGTAAAAAGTACAAAGAACAGCTATCCACTACTAGTTCTGACATTGTAGACAATATCAACACAATTACCGAAGGATGGACTAACGCTCCTGAGATCGAGGTGCACGACACGTTCAAAGACTTGAACGGTGTTGATGATGACGCTATTGGTGTGTACCTTGGTGATGGTAAAGTTGCTATCAACAGTAACGCAGTTGTCAAGGAGGCTACTCGCCTTAATGTCGGCCCTGAAGATATTGCTAACTCTGTATTGTTCCACGAAAGCCTTGGGCACTACGGACTTGAGCAGAAGTTCCGTGAAGACCTTGACTCCACTCTTGATGAATTTGTGGCTAACAGTCCTGAGTTCAACAGAGAAGTGTCTAAGTGGATGGAAAGTAATCCAGACGCTTATGGTGGTAGCTCGACTCGTGCTGCTGAAGAGGTTCTAGCAGAGTGGAGCGAGAAGGGCGCTATCCCTAAAACGTTCTACGACATGATCGCCAATAAGATCAAGGAGCTTGGTCGGGCGATGGGTCTTAACCTTAAGTACAGTAATCGTGAGATCAAAGGTATTCTAGCCTCAGCTCATAACACTGTAAAGAGTGGAAAGCGTCAGGGTGTTGGTATCGATAGTACTCCTCGTTACATGTCAGAGGAGAGCGGCAACAGAGTAGAGATCGTTAGAATGCCTGACGGCACTAGCGTTGAAGCTCTTATGTCCAAGAACGGGGATGTTCTTGATACGTTTGAGTACAAGTCTCCTCAGGGTAACATGCTTCCTGCTGAGTACAAACCCAGTGTTGAAGAAGTACGGCAGGTTCTGTCCCCTAATAAAGCGAATGAAGACATACCTACTGATGTAGGATATGACTCTGACAAAGCTGTACAACTTATGGTTGACGCCGAGAGCACTCCCGGTAAGGTACACATATCTCGTATGTGGCCGAACAATCAGAATGTTGTAGACTTCCGTTACGTCGATCCTGATACAGGAAGCGTTACTTACGGAGCGTTTCAGCAATCAGGTGACAAAGCTGTTGGTCTTGAAATCTATAGTGATGGTCCTCAGCGTCCCGGTGTGAAAGCTTTGAGGGAGGTTAGGAAACAACTTAAAGAACAGTTCCCGGACCTTAAGGAGATTCAGGCTACTAGGATTTCTGGTGCTCGTCACGGTGGAGACACCGTTAATGTAACCGATGGTACGCTCATGTCTGCTAGATTTATGAAGCCTAAGGGTGACTTCATGGGTGTTGGTGTTCGATCTGCTAATGACACTGACAGCACTATTAAACTTGACAAAAACGGTCGACCTATCCTACCTCCTAGGGTTATGGGCGGTCGTGAACGTCTTGCTTATAACAGGGCTATGGTAGAATACCATCAGAAACGATTAGACAGAGCTTATGAAAAAGGTAATCTCAAACAGCTTGAAAGAGAGAAAGGCCGTATTGAACGCTACCGCGAAGCAGTACAACAAGACATCAAGTACTTAGGCGAAGGTGGTAGGCGTGAAAGCACCAGCACTCGTCCTGCTGTTCGTGAATACCAGCTTAACACTAAAGCACCACCAACAAGAGAGCCTTCAAACGAAAGGTACATGCGGCCCGGTCGTGTGGATGGTATCAAGGTTGATCCTAAAGAACTAACTGCTGATGAGTTGTTCGAGTCTGAAAATGCTCTTGACATTCTCCAAGGTGTAACTCGTAACTACGAGCACACGCTAATCACGATGGATGACATCAAGGGTATGGCCGAACAACGAGGAATGACCCCTCGTCAGATCATCGGAACCAAGAGTAATCTTGGCGAGTTGTCTAAGAAACTGATGATGTACGACATCGCAGCAACAAAAGCTAACGACAAGCTTACTGAACTTGCATACAAGATTAACAGCGGCGACTTCAGTGTCAAAGACAAGAACGAGTACGTAAGGACGTACGCACAGTTCATGGACCTGACGGCTCGAATCTTCGAGAACCAAGGGGAAGTGGGTCGTGCTCTTCGTACTGTTCAAGAACTTAACTTCACTCGTCGTCGGGTAGAGGGCACTCAGAACGCACTAAGCGATTTACAGAATGCTCTTGCTGACGATGAGATGTTTGCTAGGTTCGTTAAAGAGACTCAGGAACAACTCGACTCTACAGTCAATGCCGGTAAGATGGGTAAAGGGGCGGAGCTGTTTGCTAATGCTCTTAATACTCCTCGTGCTCTGATGTCGTCGATGGACCTTTCGGCCCCTCTTCGTCAGGGCGTGTTCCTTATCGGTCGACCTGAGTTCTGGAAGTCGTTGCCGACTATGATGCGTAGTGCTTTCAGTGAAGAAAACTACAAATCACTGATCCGAGACATCACCAACAGAGAGACTTATCCTCTTATGGTAGAGGCCAAAGTCGCGTTCTCGAACGTTGACGGAGAATTGTCTACCCGTGAAGAGGATTTCATGTCTCAGTGGGCGGAGAAGGTTCCCGGTGTTCGTCGTTCAAACTCAGCCTATGTGGCGTTCCTTAACAAGCTTCGTGCCGACACGTTCGACTCGATGCTTAAGGACCTACAGAATGCAGGGGTTGACATCAACACTCCTGAAGGTAAGAAAGCTCTTGCTGATATTGGTTGGTTTGTTAGTAACGCAACAGGTCGTGGCTCTTTGCCGAAGAACCTTAACAGTGCTGCTCCTCAGTTGACTGCGATGTTCTTCTCCCCGAGGCTCATGGCTTCACGCTTCAATATGCTGAACCCTGTGAACTACGCTAAGCTGCACCCCGCTGTTCGGAAGCAGGCTATAAAGTCTCTTCTGTCTTTCGGTGGGTTTGCTGTTACTCTTATGTCTCTTGCCAGTATGGCTGGTATGAGTGTAGAGGCTGATCCGCGTAGTTCTGATTTTGGTAAACTGAAGCTGGGTAACACCCGTTACGACATCCTAGGTGGCTTCGGTCAGTACATTACCCTTGGTGCACGTATGGCCATGTTCCTTGGTTCTAACGCCTACGAAGCGTTAACTGACGAACAAGGTCCAGCTCACTACAAAACTGTCAGTGGTAAGTACAAGAGGTACAACGAAGGTGAAGGTAAGTACGATCAGAAAGCTGGTGACGCTGTCACTAGGTTCCTGAGAAACAAGCTCTCACCTATTGCCTCGTACCTAACTGACTTCTATCAAGGTGAAAACGTAGTTGGTGAAAAGTTTGAACCCGTCAGCGCAGCTCAGGAACGTATGACTCCTATGTTTATTGGGGACATACTTGACATGATGGAAGAGTACGGAATGGAAGAAGGCGCTGTTCGAGCGGCTCCCGGCATGTTCGGGATCGGTGTTCAAGACTTCGTTCCTTCTAATCTCGACCCTGAAGCTCACGTTGATGCTCCTCGTTCTTTTAAAGATAAGAACCTAGAAGATAGTGAAAACGATAGTGTCCGAGTGAAGGACGGTGTGGTCACTCTAAAAGGTGCTGCTCGTGAAGAGTGGGAGCGTCGTCTCAATTTCTACATTGAAGAATGGATGAAAGATGAGATGTCAAGTGAGGAGTGGGAAACTCTTTCAGATGAACAAAAGGAAGAGGCCATCAAAGAGGTCCGAGCTGATGCTAGGGACCAAACCAAAGAGGACATGCTTCCTTTGATTGGAGTTGAATAATGGATGAACAACTGCTAAGAGAAATCTTAGAGGAGTTCATGGTAAAACTGGCGGCTCTCTTGGGGGAATACACCCCTGAGGGGGCTGTCACCCTTGAACCAGAACTGCCTTTAGAGCCTCGTATCGACAAGGATATTCTAGCAGAACTAGCCTCTCACGAGGGTATCGTACTAGAAGCCTACAAAGACAGTGCAGGAGTGCTGACTTGGGGTATTGGTGTTACTAACTCTTCAGGGCACAGAGTAGAACGATACAAAGACAACCCACAAACTCTCTCTAAGGTTCTTGAAATCTATGAATGGCTAGTACGTACTAAGTATCTTCCTGCTGTGGAGAAAGCTTTTACTCGCCCACTTACTAAAGAACAGCTTGCTGCTGCTCTGTCGTTCCACTACAACACTGGTGGCATTGGTAAAGCTTCGTGGGTTAAATCTTTCAACAACGGTGACGACGCAAAAGCAGAACAAGAGATTATGAACTGGCGTACTCCGCCAGAGATAATCGAGCGCAGAGCCAAGGAACGTGATTTGTTTTTCCATGGTAAATGGAGTAATGACGGAACGGCTACCTTGTACACTAAGGTAAGAAAACCTTCCTACGTGCCTGTGTGGTCCAGTGCCACGAAAATCAACATCAAAAAGGAGCTAGAAAAATGGGCATACTAGGAGGGATTCTAGGTGACCTCGTAAAACCTGTTACTGACATTGTTGGTAAAGCTGTCGTGGACAAAGACAAAAAACGAGAGCTTGACTACAAAGTACGTGAGCTAATTGACCAAGCCGACAAACGCTATCACGAACAAATGATGGGACAAATCGAAGTCAACAAAGAAGAAGCTAAACACCCTAGTATTTTTGTTGCTGGATGGCGTCCGTTCATTGGTTGGACTGGTGGGGTAAGCATTGCTTACACGTTCCTAGTTTCTCCGTTTGCTAACCAGATCGCCAAGTGGTTTGGTTACTCCGGTGAGATGGTTGCACTCGACACCAGCTCTCTCATGGTTCTCATTACAGGTATGCTAGGTATCGGCGGCATGAGGTCCTTTGAGAAGGTAAAAGAAGTAGATACTAAGAAAATAGGTAATAAAAAACCTGAGTACTTAGACGGTGTTTACTGATATGGACAACGATCTAGACAAACAAATCATCTTTAAACTAGGAGCTATTGAAGCGGAGGTGAGGTCAATCGGGTCACAGCTTACAGATAGTATACACCAACTATCCGAAAGGATAGATAAGAATAGCCTTAACAACGCTAAGAATATAGCTAAACTGGAAGATAAGGTTGAGAAAAGCGAAGTTGAGATTCAAAGGTTAAAAGATTGGAAGAACACCATCGTTGCCAAGGTGGCTGGAGCAGGTTCGGCTGTTGCAGTCTTCTGGTTAATCTTTGGTAAGGCTATTGAAACCACAGTAGAAAAATTGATATAAAAAAAGGCCGCTCGGGAAGTTACTCCTAAGCGGCCTTTTTTGTATTTAGATTCGGCGACCAACGGCCACTGCGACAAGAATCACAAGACCGAGGATCAGGGCTGTTTCAAGTCCCATGCTTTCCTCCTTTATAGGTTTACTTCACATGAGTTACCAACACAGGCAAATTCTTGGCTGGCAGTTGTGTGATCTTCCTGTTCGTAGTGTTTCAACTCGTCCCAGTCGATCTCAGGTAGAGGGTGTTTCTCTATCCATTCGTTGTACTCCTTCTCCGTAATTTCTTGGTAAGGAGCTTGTCGATAAGACCCACCATCAAACGGAAGAAAAGATACTCCACTAAGTTTGTCAAACTTGTTGTAGACCCAAGCTGCAACATCCATCCACTCATCATCTTTGACGTTGATCGTCGCGGACGGCTTGTGTTCACACCAATTGTCCTGAAGTTTCTCCCAAAGGTTAAGCATGTCTACAGCGGTCATGTCATCCCTAGTAACAGCACCGTCAGGGCTTTTGACAGGGAAGTAGAACACCGTAGTAGAGTCCGGTTTGTTTAGGTCCGGTTCGTTAAACACGCCTTTATCTTTGAGAAACTCTGTGATAGGGTCTTTGTTATCCGCACGAACAGTTCGCAGATAGTAAGGACTGTGACGAGTGTGTAGACCGCTAGCAGAGTCAACAAGCTGACTAACAGTGCCGCTAGGTTTGACACAAGTGATAGCAGCAGATTGAGGGATGTTGAGTCTTTCAGCCCACTCCTTGTTAACCTCAACCGACACTTCACGGAGTCTATTAAGAACAGAGTCTCCCACCAGAAGTCCGAGATTGTCACAGACACCTGTGAGGGAAACCCCAAGAAGCCGTTCTTCATCGCAATTGTCCTTCCATTTCTTCCTCAGGTACTTGAAGTCTGTGAAAGTTGACTGTATCGTTCCAAGTATTGTTGCAAGTCGTACCTTTGTTTTGAGGCTGTCCAGATCATCTGTTGATCGTACAACAACCTCGGTAAGGTTACAAAACTCGAATGGCCTGAGGATAATCTCGCTGCAAGGGTTTGTGCCGAAATCAAACGACGGATCACGACGCCCATTTCTTCCTGCAATTCCTTGGCAAGCGTAACGGGAGAACAGCCCGGGCTCTCCTGATTTACTGTCATAGAGTTCATTCCATTTTCCCATGAAGAACCCAACGTCAGGGCGACGATTGTCGTACACCGCTGAGTTGTTGGAGTAGCTTCGGTTAGGTTGGTGCTCCCACCAAGCGCCGTGCTTGGCTTTGTTCATTCGGTCGTCAGTAACATCAAACAACGAGATCATGGCAGAACGACGGACACCACCAACGATAACTGTGGCAGCAATCTGCATCATAATGTCGTGACACTCGATGCTAGTCAGTCGTCGACCAGCCGCCGAACGGAACATGTCAACACAGAACTTGAAGAGATCGACTAGCGGTTCTGGTCCGCTTGCCCGTCCTCCAAACGTCTTGAGTCTAGCTCCGGCGGGACGAACCTTAGAGACATCCCACGAAGGAACTTGTCCAGCGATGAGAAGGGAGATAAGCTCTCGAAGAGCTTTAGCCCACCCCTCTTTAGAGTCTGCAACCTTGATGATTGTTTCTGTTTCACTGAACTCCTCACTGATTTTAGGAAGCTGGTCGATGTACTTGCCCTCAACAGAGAACCCTACACCAGTGCCACACATAAGAATGTACATGGTTTCGTCAAACGAACGAGGACTGTCAACAGGAAGATAAGCACAGTTGTACGCAGCAACGTGACAACGATCAAGGGCAGGGCCTGCTGTCATCATTGCTCGCATACTGGGCATTACGTCAAGGTTGTAGATAGCGTCGTAAAGCTGGTCAAACTCGTTGAACGCCCCGTCCCAGTTGATAGCCTTACCGTAGTAAGACACCAACCGCTGTACCGTCTCATCCCAATTCTCACGACGTCCTTCGCTCTCTAGCCAACGAGCATACCTACTCTTGTGGATAAACTCCTGATACGGAGAATTAAAAGGGTTAAGGTCTTTCATAAATTTCTACTGGTTCCAATCCTGCAAGACCATCATCCCAGAGTTCGTCTCCAGTCCAATCATCTCCTTGTTCTTTTACTTGCTGGTTTAGAAAAAACCTAGCATCGTCTTCAGATTTAAAAAACATGTATTCTTGACCATAGTCATACTCACACCAGAGCTGATACATATTAAAGTCCTTTCATGTCGGGCTTCTCGTAGCCTTCTGGTTTGAGAATCTTACCGTCCTCGCGTTTCACAACCTTGCCGTCGGCTCCAACCTTTGTCATGTTGTTGTCGGCTACTCGAGTGAAAGCTTCTTCACCGTCGATTTCAAAGAAGTAGGCCAAACCAGACAAGGTGTACTGAGCATCGGCCCACTCCTTGACCATATTAGCACGAGTCTCTTCCGTTGGGTTAGAGATGTAGTCAGCCATTGCTTCATTAAACTCAGACAACTCTTCTGAGAAGCAATTAACAAACATGTTGAGACTGCCACCACTAGTGATAGTCCCGTTATCTCCGGCTCGGTGAAACTCAGCTACTCGGCCTTCTCGTGTAACATAAAAGTTCATGTTAGTTCACTTCCTTTTTACTGAAAGCCTCTGGTTTAGGCATCATCATAAGCGGCCACTCAAATTCTGCTGGTTCGCTTACAATCACTTTGTCGTTTACCTGAAACACACAAACACTGTGAGTCAGTCCTCCGTCCTCATTCTGAAGAAACGAAGTAGCAACGTTGACACGATCAAGGAAAAGACCAAAATATTCTAGTACTTCCTCGTCGTCCCATTTCTCATTAATGTATTCTTTAAGTTCTGTTTTATCCATCGAGTAGTTAACCTACTTTCTCTTGTTGTTTCGTTAGAGCGTCGCTTGTGGCGCGACTTATTTCATTGTAACGACTAAGGAACATTCTCTTAGCCATGTGAGGGGCCATACCTACAGCTTTCACCTTGCGGGTGGCTCTCAGGTCTTGGTGCCAGAGACTATCTCGTACGCCGTTATCGGCAACAGATTGTCGTTCCTGCCAGTACATTCTCTTGTCAGCATCCTTGACCTCGGAAGTATAAGGAAACTCAAGACCAAAATGATTGGCAATAGCTTTTTCCACATTCTCTTCAATCCTCTTGTATTCGGGAAGAAGTTTTTTCAACGGAGAACTTACGTCTCCGAGAAATGCTTCCGAAGAATCGTGTAGCAACCCAGTGAGAGCGAGGCTATCAGGAACGATACGACTGACAAGAACGGAGTGCTCGGCCACAGAATAAAACCTGTTGACATGGCCAGTATAGCGACAAAGATTGCTAAGTGCTGTGGCAATTTCTTCAATGTCATAGTCGTACTCCTCAGGCTTAAGGATGTCAAACCAGTTGCCTTTAACTGTAGTAATACACGACTCAGTCTGACTTGTCACTATCCCTCTCCTCAATCAGGAGTTCGAGACGCGCGAGGGCATTCCATGCGGCGTGGGCAGCATGTAGAAGTCCACTATCAGGGTCCAGAACTTCACCCGTTGCTTCGTATCCAAGGTGTCGTACCATTGCATCAGAGTATCGGTTAAATCCGTCGTCAACTCCACGCCATCCATTCCATGCGTATTTACTAGCACCGAAAGCGGAGACTTCGGCAACTGCGCTAATTGCGCGAGGGAAGTAAGAAATTGCCCCCCGATAAACTGGAGCCTTTCCTCCGTCATATTTGATGTTGCCACCTGAGATTTTCTCCGGCGAGTCATTGGTAAATTCCTTAGTCATTATTTCATATCCTCATAATACAACCTATATCTATCACCACAATAGACACATTTATAAGTCTCCCCCTCAAAATCTGTTTTAGAGGAGACTTCTTTATATTTATGAGGACATTTTTTACTTTCCGTAGTTGCAGTAGTCATCTAGTTCCTCTTTATTGTCAAGGATGTAAGGCTCCCAGAGCAGTTCGATCAACTCCTCGACAGGTACGTCAAGCAGTTCTACTAGCTCTGGACCTGTAAAGCGGTCACTCAAACGTTTCTGAAATTCTTCGTCCATTTTACTTGATCTTTTCTCTCCGTCCGAGGAACCAGTGGCCACAGTTAGAGCACTTGTGTCGTTGAGTCCTGAACATACGGGTTACCTTCCAGCCCCGCTTCTGGTTGCTCGCGCTGTTGCACGAAGGACAACGAGTAATAGACGACGCATCTAGGTGTGGGTGATTAGCGACAAAAGGTTTGATCTTGTCATACATACGAGCCGTGATACGAACGTCCTGTACACAGTAACGTTCCATACGAGCCTGTGCTTTCTTGTCTCCATCCATAACAGCTTTCCAAAGGGCAAAGCCTTCGTGCTTAAGCTTGTTACCGATACCTAGACGAGGAGCAACGTAAGCCATACGGTTCATGTTGAAACCAAACTTCTTGACTGTCTTGATTAGGTCGATACTAGCAACAGGGGGCGGAGGGCTTAGCCCTGCCAGCATGATTTCCCCGGTGATCTTGGGGATGTCGTACTTGTCACCGTTGTACGTGACAACAGCATCAGCCTGTTCTAGTAGGTCGAGAGCGGCCTTAGCCATTCCCTCTTGCCCGTCCTTCCACTTGCTGTAGAACTGGAACTCGTTAGTCCCTGCCCAGTTAGCACAGAAGCACAGCATACCGCCGTGATCCACTAGCATGTCGGGTTGGATGTTTTCTTTCCACATTCGCCACACGTAGGCGAGTGCGGGCTGCCATTCGATGTCTATGATTAAGACTTTGGCAACACTGTCTTTACGTTTACTCATTATTAGCTTTCCATTTTTCTATTTTGTTCAACATAGAACGAGCAAAGAAGATTTCTCCGTCTTCTTGTCCCATGTAAAAAGCGTCATCATAGTTACCACCGGAGGCATCGTGAGCATTAAAACCCCAAGGATCGCCCGGCACTTCATCTGAATTAGCAGACCGATTTGCCGACTTGCTCAGCTCAAGCTGTATAAACTCTTCAAAGTTATTCATTAAACCACTCCTGCGGTATAGTTCCTTCGGCCCACTT